ATGGCAACTTTTAAACCTGTCGTCCTGGTCGGCAAGAAACATCTTAAGCAAGATGGAACCAGTAATATCAAAATTCGTATTTATCATAACCTGGAGTCTCAGTACATATCGACGAAGCATTATATCAACCCGGCACTGCTGGATAGCTCTGGTAATGTGTCTTCTCTCGCTGCCAATAGTGAACTGCTCAACTATGAAATAAATGACACTATTCAGAAGCTTCGTGGTGCATATATAAAGATGGGTAGTGCCCGGACCATGTACATGACTTGCAGTGAGCTCAAGAAAGAAATAGAGCGGAGCTTGGTTCAGCAAAGTGAGATAATAGATTTTGTAGCCTTTTCTAGGCAAGTTATCAATGCTACAAAGAAGGCGAAGACAGCGCAATGGTATGAAGGGGGCCTACAGGCTTTGTGTGCCTTTACGAAGAAGCAAAGGATAGATGTAAAGGCAATTACCTCTGACTTGCTAAATAAGATGATATTCGCTTTGAATGAAAAGGGGTTAGAACCTGGTACGATTAGTAACTACTTGAGAGGAATACGCGCGTTATACAATAAGGCAAAGTTAGCATACAATAACGAAGATTTCGATATTATTCGGATTCCTGGTGATCCTTTTAGACGAGTGACAATACCGACATACCGGCGAAAGCGCAAAAGTATCAGTGTGGACCTAATAACTAGAATACGTGATTATCAGTCGGATAAAGTTCGCACTAATATGGCTCGGGATGTCTTTATGATGATGTTTTACATGATGGGTATCAATATAAGCGACTTGTATAGTTTATCTGGAGAAAGACGCGGACGCATTGAATATATGCGTATGAAGACTACCACGGACAAAAACTATGAGCAGGTACCCCTCTCTATTAATATTGAACCAGAACTCCGGGTATTGATTGATAGGTATTCAGAGGGCTATTTCCTCTCCTACTTTCACACGAACTACAACTGCTTCAATAACTTTTTGCGGGCAGTCAATATAGGACTGAAGGATATATGTAAAGCGTTGAATCTTGATTTTAAGGTCACCAGCAATTGGGCGCGACACAGCTGGGCGAGCTTGGCCCGCAATAAGGCCTTTGTTCCAAAAGCTGACATTGATTTCTGCCTTGGGCATGTCAACAATGACTATAAGATGGCTGACATCTATATTGATATTGATTATGGCGTTTGTGACAGGGCAAATCGGGTAGTGCTAAATCTTTTGCAAGAAAAATAAGAAAAAAAGCATTTTAGTTTGCTGAATTAAAAAAGATATATATCTTTGCACCCAAGACGATGTAGGGCTGGATAAATCAATTTTATCCGGCCTTTGCTGTTTATACTCATTTGCAGCATTATTTCCCACTACGAAACACACTCCTTCTCTCTGTTATGCGCCATAAAACAATGACGCATGGAAATTATAGTTTCAAGAACAGCTTTAGTAGACAAGTTGAAATCAATCGGGCGAATTATATCGCCAAAGAACACATTGCCGGCTTACGATAACTTTTTGTTTGTTGTAGATGATTGTGGTATCATTCAGGTTACAGCAGGTGAAGAAAGTGGTCGTATATCGACAAATGTAGATGGCAAAGCGGACTTTACCAATCATTCATTTATGGCTAATGCCAAAACAATGCTTGACGGTTTGAAAGAAATCTCCGAACAGCCATTAACCATTTCTATCTATGAGCAGGAATTGATTGTTAAATATGCCAATGGCAAGTTTACAATACCACTTGAGAATGGTGATTTATATCCAAAAATGAATTTGAATGATATTGATAAGCCATTCCTTATCCCAGGTACCGACTTGTTATATGGAATAAGGCAAGTATTATTCTGTAGTGCGAATGATGAGCTCCGACCAGTCATGAATGGAGTCTATTTCGATATAGGATTGGATTCTATGTCTTTCGTCGCTACAGATGGTACTCGTCTAGCAATAATTGAGAATAAGGCTCCTTATACGCGCAAAGAACGGGCATCCTTTATCCTCCCGGGAAAATTTGCGAAGGTTCTTTCCGGCATAGTTCCGGAAGATTGCGAGGAAGCGGAGATTACACTAAATAAAAGCAATATCATATTTGAATTTGATTCTTACAGGCTGATTTGTCGTATGATAGAAGGTCGGTACCCTAATTATCGAGCAGTCATTCCTCAAAATCAACCTAATCACGCCATATTAAAGAGAATTGACTTGGTTGCAGCTTTAAAGCGCGTATCTGTATTCTGTGATGAAAGTTCGTCATTGGTGGCACTCAAGTTCGATTCCAGTTCTCTTAAAATTACAGCTCATGATTTCAACTTCTGTAAATCAGCAGAAGAAACAATTACTCTGCAGTCAGGCTGTAGCGTTGAAATTGGTTTCAAAAGCAGTTTTTTGATTGAAATGCTCAATAACATTCCTTCGGATGATATTGCCATCTCAATGAGCGACCCTTCGCATGCTTCCATAATTACCCGTTGTGACGAAAAAGAACGTGGTTTGACCTATCTATTAATGCCAATGTCTATAAACAATTAATGCTATGAAAAAAGAACAATCACCCAAACAGGTTATTCAATCATACCTGGAAGAGAGAGCAAAGAGTGATTCCCTCTTTGCTGTTTCATACGCAAAGCCAAATAAGAAGATCGATGAATGTTATAACTATATCATAGGTGAAGCAAGAAAGCGTGGTGGTAACGCTGTATGTATGACTGATGATGAAGTATTCGGTCTTGCTGTTCATTACTACGATGAAGACAACATAAAAGTAGAGGAACAGTCAAACTATAAGGTTTCAGCTGCAGATAAATCCACTCTCAAGCAACCGCTTCCCAAAGAAGTAACGTCTGCATATAAGCGTAAAGGAAAGAAAAAAGAAGTGCCAGATTCTCAATTTTTATTATTTGATGAATTATGAAACCAAGAACAAAACTCCAATTCAAAGTAATGGAGCTCAGCAATCGCCTGCCCATGTTTGGTTTGGAAGTCGACAAATGGGCAAAAGAGAAAGTTATCAGTCACAACGGGTATCGCACAAAGAAGTTCATCTACTGTACAGAATGCGGCCAGTATTTCGATAATACCGGCATCAAAGACGGAAGAAAGGAAACATGCCCTCATTGTGGTACACAGTTATTAATAACGACCTCTAAGAAACGGACCGATAAAGAAGAGCGGTTCTTTTGCATCGTAGATAAATTTGAGGAGTATCAGGTGTTCCGATATATCTATGTCCTCCGGTATAATAGTACCGGGAAACCTGCACATTATTTTATTGACGAAGTAATGCAGAAATGGATGTCTGATGATGAGGAAATTACAATAGTAGCCAAAGCCCGTTTAATGAATTCAGCATATATGTTTGACGGTTGGTCACATGGCTCTGAAATGCAAATCCGAACACGAGGTATGGGATATAATTCATTCGATTATGAAGTATACGTACACATGACCTATCCGATTCAAAAGTGGAAGACTGAATATAAGAAATACGGTGTTAACCGGCAAATCAAAGGTGCTGACCCTTTCTGGCTTCTTAAAGGAGTAAAGTATGAGCCCAAAAATGAAACATTGCTCAAGGCCAAACAATACAGCCTACTTGGGTATGTGACCAATGGTAACGTTTCTTTCGTCAATAGATATTGGCCAACTATCAAAATCTGCATCCGGAACAAATACATAGTCAAAGATGCAAGCATGTATAATGATTATCTTCAGCTACTGGAAAGATACAATAAAGACCTACGCAACGCTTATTATGTTTGTCCCAAGAACTTACATAAAGTTCATGATTATTATGTTACCAAGCGCCGGAAGGAACAAGAAAAGGCAGAAAAAGAACGATTGGAACAGGAAATCCTAAAACAGAAAGAAGCAGAAAAGAAATTCCTTGAGAGAATCGGTAAGTTTATAGATTTGGTAATCTCCGACAACAAACTGACTATCGTTCCTCTGAAATCTCTCGATGAATTTAAGCAAGAAGGGGATACCATGCACCATTGTGTATTCGCTAATGGGTATTGGAAACGTTCTGATAGTCTTATTCTATCGGCCCGTATCGGAGACAAGCGTATTGAGACAATTGAAGTCAACTTGAAGACTTTGAATATTGTACAGTCCCGTGGCGCTTGTAATCAGAGCACAGAGTATCATGACCGCATTATCGACCTTGTGAAAAAGAATATTAACTTGATCCGTCAGAGGCTGACGGCATAACCATAAATAGATATTAAATGCCAAGAATTAGAAGTATAGTACCGGAATTTTGGGAAGATGAAAGGTTTACGAACGTATCTCTTCCTGCTTGGTTGCTTTATATAGGCATGAAAAACTTTGCTGATGATAATGGTGTCATTCTTGCGAATGAAGTTATCATTAAGTCGAAAGTATTTCCTGCCCGCGAAGACATTCGTAAGCAGCAGGTTTCTGGGTGGCTGAAAGAGCTGGTTGAGAACTCTATCCTTGTACCTTTTACATTCGAAAATAAGAGCTACTACGTGATGGACTTCTCCAGTGAACGCATCGACAAACCGCAAAAGTCAAAAATACCGGAAGAAGTTATTGAAAATGCTTTTTCTTGTGCTGAAAATAAAAATCCGGGAACATTCGAGAATATTCCCGAACAGTCGGGAACGATAGAGAATAATCCTGCTGGAAAGGATATAGGAGAGGATATAGGATTAGGAGGGGAGGGGGATACGCGCGAGGCGCCCCCCACCCCGGAAAGTGAGAATTTTATAAAGTTCAAAATCTGGATTAACGCCAATGCTCCAAATGTGGCCAAAATGAAAGAGCCATTTACGGAAGTCCAATTTGAGCGTATAAAGCAAGAATTTCCAATTGCGGTGATAGAGAATACGCTGCGTTCTATGCACAACTACAAAGAGTTGCTGAAGAAGTATGTCAGTGCAAACCTAACGTTCCGCAAATGGGCTAAAAAAGACATGGAAGATGGAAAATACAAACAAGCAGCTAACGGTGGTGCAAAATCGTCATCAGGCGTTAGCGACGATTACAAAAGAAACATTCTTGGCCGATTATGCGGTTCCAGCGGTGCAAGTGAGGTGTCGGATGGTTAACTCCTACCCTGCCGTGTTTAGTTGTGATATGCCGGCATTGGCTGAAGTTGAAAAGACTTATGGCTATGAATTCCTTCAGGCTTATATTGAAGGCTGGATCGTTAATTTGCGTGAGTTTGTCAATGTTGGCAAAAGAATGACTGACATACAGACTTTCGAGACTGCTATGATCATTCTGCAAGATTATAAATACTTGACCATAGCTGATATAAATTTGCTCTTCAAACGTGCCAAAATTGGGTATTACGGCAAGCTATATGACCGGCTTGATGGGCAGATAATACTTGACTGGTTCAGGACCTATGACAAGGAACGCGCTGCGGCTGCTGTGGAAGATTCGATAAATGAAGCGCAGAAATACAAGGATGACCCGTATGAACGGACATGTACAAGGGTAAATGCAAATAATCATGAATTTAAAAAGTTCATGATGCAAATGGGATTTCAGAAAGATTCCAAATGAAAAGCGGCCAGTGCACCACCACCGACCGCCAGTTAGCTATAAAGCTTATTTCAGAACACCACAAAGATAATAACTTTATAGCAATGGTGAGCACAATTGTAGAAAAATATATCAGCAAGAGGTACGAGCGTTGGTTGGATTATGCTTCATACCATTGCGGGCAGGCAGGAATGCCGGGAGAAGCCTGTGATGTGTTGAATGAGGTCCTTTGTTCCCTACTGCAGAAAGATAACAGCAAATTGGAGCAGCTTCTTTCGACGAGGAAAAACGGATATACAGAACTGGATTTCTTCGTCCTGAAGATGATAAAGCTGAATGCGACGTCTGATACTTCGCCGTACCGGAGTAAGTACAAGCCGATGCCAGTAGATGATAACGTTGATTATTCACGCCTGGAGATTGAAGATGTCCAGGAAGAGGTCGTCGATAAGAACGAATTGCTCCTTCATCGCTTCCAGCAAGTGCGGGAAGTGTTGGACGAGTTGGACTTGGCACCACTGGCAAAGCGTATATTCGAGTATCGCTTTTTTGAGGATGAGAATTTTTCTGGTTGGCCGGGAAAAGAACCCTTGAAGCAGCTATATGAGATATACAATGGAGTGCTTGAGTTAATAAAGCGAAAAATAATTGGCGCTTCCCTGTTTTAAGGGAAAAACCGGAGGTGGTTTATATTTTATTTCAGAAAGACGTTTCGTAGCGGTTACGTCAAAAAGGCATTCAGGGCATTGGGAGTACTTCTGCAAACCGCTACAATAGGCAGAAGGCCCCTTTGCCCATTTTTTGTTGAACATAAATTTAAAACTTTAAACGATATGAATGAATTGGTATTTAGAGGCCAGAATGACCAGGCATTAACGAACAGTTTGTTGGTAGCTGAAAAATTCGGGAAAAGACATGCAAATGTAATTAGAGATATTGAGAAGATTCTCAATACTGAAGATGAAGAGCTGAACTCAAAAATGAGTTTAGCCTTTGTATCAACGACTTACGAGGATTCTACAGGTAAAAGTAATCCGGTTTATGTTATGAATCGGAAAGGTTTCTCTATATTGGTTATGGGATATACAGGGGTGAAAGCGTTACGGTTTAAAAGCGATTTCTATGATGCATTTGACGCAATGGAGAAACAGCTTAAAGAACAGCAGAAACCTCTTTCTCATCTAGAAATCCTCGTTCAGTCAGCACAAGCGTTATTGGATCAGAGCAAGCGTATCGATAATGTAGAGAAGCGACTTGATACCATGGAGCAAGAACGTGAGGAAAATAGCAGAATGTTGCTTTCAGTAACAGTCTCTTCGGAAAAAGTTCCTCAAATATCCATGCGAGACAAAGTGCGCCAGTTGGTGAACAGATATGCAGTGGCATCTAATACTCCCCAACGTGACGTTTGGCATAAAATTTACGACCAGTTGTACTATCTTTACCATATATCCGTAAAGGCATACAAGAAAGAAAAGAAAGAGACATATCTTGATGTAGCCGAACGTAACCATTTCATAGACAAGATATACACCATTTTATCTAATCTTATAAGAGAAAGAAATATTGCATAATCATTAAACACTAAGTATATGAAAGCATTGATTACAAAGAAAGTAGTAGTAAAGCGGGAGGAAAATATCATTGACCCAGATACTGGGTCGGTAATGTCCACAGAATGGATAGGAATGAAGAGTAAAGAAGTGACATGCTACTTTCTTTTCATTCCTATTTACCACACTGTAGAAACGTTTGGGAATGATGATTCTAAGAGTTAATCATAGCCATAACGTAGTCATAAGCCTCTCTGACTGCAAGTGAGCTACAGTTGTTTCCCCAGCTAGAATGCTTGATTATAGTTCCATGGGCATCTTTTAGCACGCAAATAATATGAGAAACATTGAAAGTGTAAGTTAAACCGTTACTATCAGTAACTGTAATGAATTTGTTCATAAGAAATTGATTTAGAGATAAATATAATAAAACTAGCTATTATCTTTTAATAATGTAAAGATTAGTCCATATTTGAAGGCTTTTATCATCAACGCCTTTCCATTTGGTATCATAATATTCTTTAGCTTTGATTGGGTCTTCTTTCATTGTTGCAGTATAACTATTGTATATTTTCTTTAGTACAATCATGCTCGAAGCCTCTGCATATTCTTTTGATGTCTTGCCGGCTTCTCCTTCTGATATGAAACCTTGAAATATTTGATAATAGTATGCAGTAAGAGCACATTTTTGTTCTAAAGATAAAGTCGATTGATTTTCTTCGGAGAGCCCATCACATAGATACTCAGCCGATTTATAATCTTTTTTTTCAATTAGTGACTCAACTTGTTTTAATTTACTTGTATTAGTGTCACTACAGCCAATGAGCAGAATCGATGCAAACAAAGAGATTGCAAGTAATAAGTGTTTCATGATAAATAGATTTTAAATTATTAAAAATGTAAGTACAAAGTTAACGGAAAAATTCTTATTTGATACTGTTTTCATGAAAATAAGCGCTTTTTCTTTGCAAATTGAAAATTAAGGCGTATGTTTGCAGTGCCAAATTATCACAGTGGGTTAGTCCCACTTCGCGGAGCGCGGTAAATGCTCACTAATTAAGTTGGGCTTTTTTTATGCCTATACTTGAACCATAAAGGCGGCTGTCTTTCCCCTGTAGGTTTTGCTCTTCGGAGTCGGATTACTACTGTGATGTTTGGCGACATGGGAAACGACGGCCGTTCTTGTGTTCTATAATTGCCGAAACGCCAAATATCACAGTAGTATGAATTCAATTTCAATCAATGGTGCGCCCACACCCAATGGGCATCGTGTAATCACAAGTCTCATTCTCCGACTCGTGAATGTGTGTATAGCGTTCATCGCTCTAGTTGTATCGGGTTCTGCTGATACATCTTTCCCTCTCTTCGCCTGCATGGGCTGGTTCCTCTCATCGTTGGTATTAATGTTTTCTGAAAGAAAGGAGGAATGCCATGACTAACGAAAACATCGTCCCCGAAAGAATCATAGACCAAGAATTATTTTGTCTATTGAAGAGCCTTCAAGAAACAAAGTCTGTGCATCGTAACATTTGTGCTCGTATGAAAAAGAATGGTGTTGAACTGTCAAACGGTATTGAAAATCGTTTCGATGAAGTTATAAACGAAATTATAACATTTACATCCTGTCTTACCGCTGACCAATTGGAACATGATATTAAGGAAGGAGGTACAAAATGAAGCCGATAACTATTGACCCTCAGCTACAATCTGTATTAGAGCATCTTATCGCAGCGCGCAAGGATTTCTCAGAAGCTTATACCCGTTTGGCAAATGAAGGTGTGAAAGAATATTCCTCCATGCTCAAAGACTTTACGAGTGATATAGAAAGTGCCATTAGTGAAACATCATGTTTGGCCACTTCCAAGATTGAATATGATTTAAAGAGAGAGTGTGATAACCAGAGAGGAGGTCGCAAATGAACGACATAGTATTCCAAGGTTCAGAAGGGCAACCTCTGACCAATAGCGTACTGGTGGCAGAGAAGTTTGAGAAAAGGCATTGTGACTTGATTAAGGCTATTAAGAATATGACTACGCAAAATTGCGTAGTCCAAAATATGTTCGTTGAATCTACATATATCAATAGCCAAAGTAAAGAACAACCTATGTACATCATGAACCGCGACGGCTTCACCGGAAAGAAAGGAGGTATGTATGCATGACATCGTTTTTTGTGGTGATAACGGGCAACTCGTTACTACAAGTCTGAAGGTTGCTGAAGTGTTCGGTAAAGAGCATAATAAGGTCGTTAGAGATATTGAAAACCTTTCCTGTTCAGAGAATTTTCGAAACGCCAATTTTGGCGTTTCGTTGAATATCAGAGAAATACACAATGGAGGTAATAAGCAAGAGAAATTTTATTCTATGACCAAGGACGGTTTCGTTTTCTTAGTCATGGGTTATCGTGGAGCAAAGGCCGCCCAGTTTAAAGAAGCTTATATCGAAGCCTTCAACAAGATGGAGAAAGCAATCAAGGAAGTGCCGGCCCTCTCCTCTCCCACTGACACGGCTCTTTTGAAGCAGCTGATGGAAACCACCCAAGTGATGGCCGCGCAAATCAGTCAAATGCAAGTGGAATTGAGTAGCCAGCGGGCTTTGCTTCCGGAACTGAAGCAAATACTTCCCGTCCAGCCTGCTGTTCGATTTGAGGCAAAAGAGAGACGTATCTCGCCCAGACAGATTCCTTACTTCACTGTAAAGAAGATAGCTGCCGAGTTTAATGCAACCGCCAAAAAGATTAATGCGATATTAGAGGCTGAGGATGTGCAACATTGGAACTTCCAAAAGCAACGTTGGGAACTCAATTCTACGTATCGAGGTTATGGCCTTACTTACACTGTAGTGTATGAACCCGTGGACCCGGATGAAGAGCCACGCGAATACATGGTATGGTCCTCAAATGGAAGAAAGTTCATCTATGATCTTCTTACAGAGTTGGCTAGAATCAATAGACAATATTAAGGGTAACGTTTGAATGGTCCTTAAACACCATTTGAATAGTCTGTAAACTACCTATAAGTAATCACTTCACTACTTATAGGTAGTTTTGCTTTTACTTATGGGTAGTTGGCCAATTACTACTAAGAAGAAATAGTCCTTGCTTTATATTTTACACAAAAAGCATTTATGAAGCTTACAATAAAGCAAGAGAAGTTCTGCGATATCTATTTGGAAACAGGAAACGCTACAGAGGCCTACAGGCAGGCTTATGATTGTGGAAACATGAAGTATGACACAATTGTAAGAAAGGCATGTGAACTCTTAAAGAACGGCAATATTACGGCAAGGTTAGAGGAAAAACGCATATCACTGAACGAACAAAGCGATATACGTAAGCAGGACATATTAGAAGAACTTAAAGCGATAGCCTTCTCTGATATAGCTGACTATGTAGATTTTGATGGTGTGACGCTTTCTATAAAATCCTTTGATAAACTTACGCCATCCCAGCGCAAGGCAATAGAAAGCATAAGGAAAGGCAAACATGGGATTGAAATCCGTCTTCATGGTAAGAATTGGAGTATAGACCGTATTTGCAAGATGCTCGGCTTTGATGCTCCTGTTGTTATGGAGCAGCGTATCAATTCCGGTTTTGAGGATGTGACTGATGAGGAACTGAAAAAGAAGCTCATGGGAATGCTTGAATATAGCAAAAAGACAGAATAATTACGCTAAAGTGAGAATAGTACCTATGTGTAGTATTTACAAAACGATAGTATATAATCCTCAAGCTCTCAAAATATACATGGAGTTGAAGAGAAGGAATGCTAAAGATGATTTTTGGTCATTCTGTCTGTACTATGACCCGAAGTTCTTTTGCCGGAGAATGTTCTTGAAGCGCATTGCAGAAGCATTCATGCGCGTGTATGAATCATATTCGTCCGGTGTTATTTATCGTTTGGCGGTCAGTATGCCACCACGTGCTGGGAAGTCATATATTTCATCTTTATTCATAGCATGGATGTTAGGTAAGCACCCGGAAGAATCGGTTATGCGTAACTGTTGTTCATCCCAACTGTATAATAAGCTATCATACGATACCCGTATGATATTGCGTAGTGCCAAGTTTCAATCTGTGTTCGACGGGATTGTTTTAAGAAATGATAAGCAGAATCTAGCGGGATGGAGTTTGGATAGTGCTAGACAGGTATCTTATTTTGGTGCCGGTGTTGGAGGTACCGTTATCGGTTTCGGTGCATCCATGCTGGCAATGACGGATGACTTGTATAAGAGCCTGGAAGATGCACTTTCCGACAATAACAACGAAAAGGTATGGTCATGGAAACAGGGTACTCACGATTCCCGTATTGAGGGAAGTTGCTGCATGATTGATATCGGTACTCGATGGTCGTCGAGTGATGTCCTTGGGCGCCTAGAAGAGGCTGGAAAGTATAACGAAACCATCCGTATCGCCGCATTGGACGAAAACGATGAAACCTTCTGTGCTGACGTACATACGACTGAATACTACCGAGAGTTGCGTTCGGAGACTGACGAAAGCATTTGGATGGCTGAATATATGCAGGAACCGTTCGAAGCCAAAGGTCTGCTGTTCCCAAAATCTTCTCTTATGCGATTCAAACTGGCCGACATCGCTGGTAAGCATCCTGATGGTGTTATTGGTGCCTGTGATACGGCAGACAAAGGAGACGATGACTTCTGTGCGCCGTTTGCTAAGGTATTCGGTCCGAAGTATTTCATAACAGAAGTTCTTTTCACTAAGGATCCGGTAGAAGTGACAGAGCCGCGTTTGGCACAAATGGTAATTGATACAGAATGCGACCAACTACGTATAGAGTCGAATAACGGTGGGCGTATCTTTGCCATCAATGTGCGCAAGATTGTAACGGGAAAAAAGAAGACATGTACTATCCAAGCACGCCCGACTACACAGCATAAAGAGACGCGTATCATTATGAAGGCTGGTTGGATAAAGAAGCACTGTGCCTTTCTGGATGAATCAGAGTACACCAAAGGTTCAGACTATGGGCGCTTTATGAAATCGCTCACAAGTTATAAACGCGAGGGAGACAATGCGCATGACGATGCACCGGACGGCATGACTATTCTTGCTGAATTTGCAGAATCGCTGGGCTTGAAGTTCAAGCAAACTACTCGTAAGGTCGGACGCGGATAAGAAAAATAGAACTTATTTTTGAGCACTAGTCAAAAAAAATGCGGGGTATATAATTTCTGCATCAGAAAAACAGGACATTTATTCGACTGTGAGGTTATACTTGCTTTTCTCTTATATTTTAAGAGAAAAGTATATGCCTGGAATAAGTGAAATATTAAACCAAGAAGACTTCGGAAAGATTATCAGTGACCTTTGTGTCGATACAATAGAGGACCGTGACCCGCGTGAGTATATGGAAGAGTATAACGGTGACCGCACTCGCCGTCCGACATCTGTAGGGAGGCGAGAAAATAAAAAGATTGCAGTTTACTCAGATACGGAAACCGAGGTTGATAGCAATGGAAATGAATCGCCAAAGCGTTTGGAAGACAAGACCGTCTTTGTGGCCAAACTTGTTACCAATATACCGAAAAAGATAGTCAGGACGGCAGCCGCATTCCTCTTTGGTGGTGATATGAAAATCACGGCCGACAATACTGACGACAATTCCCTGGAAGAATTCAATCGGGTGTTTGTTCGTAAGCTCAAGATGAAATCTATCTTGATGAAGTTTGCCCGCGTTGTCCTTTCTGAGACTAAAGGGGCTATCATCTTTTATCCGGTCACAAAGAGCAAGGTGGTAGGTGCAGATGAAAAAGGGCAGCCTTTGGTTAGGAAAGAATCTGAGTTGAAGGTGAAAATCCTATCTACGCCAAAGGATGAAAATGTTACTAGTGAATTCTATCCGCATTTTGATGAAGATGATGATATGGATGCTTTCATTCATAAATACAATATAACTATTGATGGAAGGGTATGTGAATGTGCGAAGATATATACAGAACAGGAGATTATTACCGCTGTGAGTAATAACGGTATGTGGGAAGTGCGTAAAGACCCTAACCTATTCAGGAAGATTCCTGTTGTGTATGCAGAAGTGGACCATCCGGACTGGGAAGATGTGGCCCGATTAATTGATGCCTACGAAATGCGTATATCTCGAATGTCAGATACAAATGACTACTTTGGTGACCCAATGCTCAAGACATACGGTCTTTCCAATCTTCCAAGTAAAGATACTGTCGGAAAAGAATTAAACTTCAGCATGGAGGTAGACCCAGACACCGGTACTGCCTATCATGGTGATGCTGAATATCTAGCATGGCAACAATCAATAGATTCACAAAAGGAAGAGTTGGCCACAGAACGGCATGAAATATTTTCCGGTGCATCATGTCCGGACCTATCGTTTGATAATCTTGTAACTATTGGGGACCTATCAGGTGTTGCCCGTGAGTTTATGACTATTGACGCGAAGATAAAGGCTACTGAACAAATGGAAATTTTCGGCCCTGTAGTTCAACGTAGTATCGCTATCGTTACTGCCGGTATGGCGTACATATCCCATGTCAAGTATGAAAAACAATTGCTTGACAACTACTTTGAAGCATCCTTCGGCTCAATCCTTCCGAAGAATTTGAAAGAAGAACTAGAAAACTTGTCTCTAGCAAATGGAGGCAAGCCTTTCAATGCTACGGAGACTATCACAGCGCGCTCTCCTTATACAACAGGTAATCCCCAGGAAGAAACGACCAAGATGAAACAAGAAGAGCAGGAAACGGCTAAGAATAATTCACTTGTAGGAGCAACCTTCTGATTCCATGCCGGGATTCTCTTTCTATGATAGGCAGCATGTTCAGAAAGTATTAGCTCAGCAGAGCATTATTTCCAATATATTCAATCAATTCATACTTTCTGTGTCACCGTATCTGCGACAATGGTCGGATACGGGAAACAATAGTGTATGGGTACGCAATCAGTCTATAGAGAAAGCTGTAGACCGTGAACTACTGACATTGGAGTCGATGTTAAATGCGAATATTTTAGCATTTCAAAATGATGCCTGGACGCGCTCCAATACCAAGAACGATGATTTCATTCGCAAATACATTGAGGGACTATCAATCAGTACAGCCACCAAAGAGGGAATGTTTTCTCATAACTTGTCAGCATTGAAGGCGCTGCAAAACAGTACAGATGCAAATGGGTTGAGGGTATCGGACCGTGTGTGGAACATTACACAACAGGCGAAGTCACAGCTTGAATTCTATCTCGATAGCGGTGTGTCTGTTGGTCGTAACGCGAATGGTATCAGTAGCGATATACGTCAGTTGCTTCACGATCCGAACAAGCGCTTTCGTCGCGTGCGGAATGAAGAAGGTAAGCTGGTCCCATCGCAGCCAATGAAGAACTATCACCCGGGACAAGGAGTTTACCGCTCTGCGTACATGAACGCTCTGCGTACATCTGCAACCACTACAAATACGGCCTATCGTAGTGCTGACTATGAGAGATGGAGCAAGCAGGATTTCACCTTAGGTATAGAGATACATCGTTCGGCTAATCATAAAGGCCCTTGCAAAATATGTGATGCAATGGTTGGGAAATATCCGAAGACTTTCAAATTTACTGGGTTTCACCCTTTCTGTATTTGTTTTGCAACTCCTATCGTGATGGAACCGGAAGATTTTGCTGATTATCTGTTTACCGATGAAGTTCCGGAGAAATTGATTGTTACTTCAATCCCGCAGCGGGCTCAAGAATTTGTAAAGGAAAATAAGGATGGGCTGAAATCGACTTATTGGTATAAGGATAACTTCGACGATGGAGGCAAGTTACAGAGGCAGATTATCAGTACACAAGTACCTATACAGATAAAGAAGCAAGAGTTTAATTTTAGTGCAAGAACTCCTCAGGAAGCTATAGACTATATTAAAGCACATATAGCCGATAGTGTGAGCCTTGAAATAAAGAAGGGTGATTTACCGGTTATAAATGACATTATCAATCAGATTCAAAGAAGAATGGTTGATTTTAGTATGCCAAGATTTAAAAATTTTGGGAAACCGAGTGGTAATAATGCTTTGGCTTCATGGGATGGCCATGATAATAGTATAAACTTTAATCTTTCTAAGCTTAAAAATACATCGTCTATATGGAAAAAGGAATCGGCATGGAAAAAAAAGGGTATAAAGTATAGTCCTTTTGCTGGTGAGGATGATATTAGGAGATGTATAATAGACCATGAATTGGGACATAAAATATTCGGCCAATATGATATGAGCATGGATGCAATGAGTACATTTGGAAGGGCTGGAGTAACCAAAAATGGCATCAATGAGATAAATGATATAATTGGATATTATGCAAGTACAGATCTTCAAGAATATTTTGCTGAGGCATTTGCTATGTTCATGGGACCTGAAAAAAATAAATTAGGCAAAGAAACCGCTGCAATGATGGAACGTCTTATGGTGAAAGTTAATAATAGAAAGATTAATTCTACATATAAAATGGTATGCTCTGATGCTTCCGCTAAATTAAAGCCTACATCTATAAAGGAAATATCACATATCCAATCAAAGATGGAGCGTATTGTAAGTGAACATCCTGAATATTTCCCAAGAGGCTACAAAGGAATAACAGCAGTATCTAGGGAACACGCTTACATGAGCACGGACATTAACGGCGATATCATAGTAAACTTTGCTACAGATAAGAACGGATTTAATGCAGGTGAAAGCCTTGTTTCCGCATTTGATAAAATCAAGAAAGGGGTTAAGTTAACAGAACATGAGGAATACTCAGTTGAGGTCCTATGGCATGAAGTTCTACATAACAAGTCTAAGAATACGGCTGTCCTTCCTGATATAAACTCACCATCCGGTTTCTCAAGAACTGTAGCTGAAACTGTCAACCAGCTTGTAGCAAGACATTCTTATAACGACTTATTGAAACAACTTGGAAGTTCAGCCAAGCATAAAGCATGGGTTCTTGATAACGGATATGGATATAAGGAAATGGTGTCTAACCTTCGGGCGCTCATTAGTAAGGCTGGCATTAATGAGAAAGCGTTCGTACGTGAGGCTAATAAGGTATTGATGGAAGATTATACGGATATAGATGTTAAGATAAAAGGTTTGTTAAAACGGATGTATAAAGGAGATAAGGATGTGGCAAGAGTTTTTGATATGATAGAGGTAGATAATTTTAGTAGATTCTTAAAAATCTTGGACTAATACATCCAGCATTTCTTTATGCTCTATTTTCGACCAATATTCATTTGCTTTTTTATTATCACCACGCATTGAAAAAAGAAGCCCTAGATGAAAATTGCAATTGTCAGGGTTATCATATATATTGATACCCTTATTAAGCCAGTATTCAAAACTCCCTTTTCCTCCGAATCGTTTTAGCTCTAAATCGGTAGGATTATGGTCAAATATTGTTTCTATATGCTTCCCGTCTATTTCCATGTTGCAAATATACAAATTCCTGAATAAATATATAACAAAGAAAAAATCTTTCTGATTTATATTTTAAAGGAAAAAGTGTATGAGTATCCTAGAAGCAATTAAGAAACAGTGCAAAACCTCAGGAGTTCCCGTGAAGTTTGCAGAAAAGATTCAGAAACTATTCAGTATCGAGAAGGAAGAGAACTTGGAGAACTTGGTGCAGATGTTCAAGGATAACATCCTTCCTGACCTACAGGCCGGAGAAACCGCAGCTGAGCAAGCGAAACAGGCCGCTATCTCTGAGTATGAAACCAAGCATAACTTGAAGGACGGGAAGCCGGTTGAGAAAACAGAGGAAAAGAAGCCTAGCTTTGAAGGATTATCTCCGGAGATAAAGGCTATTCTTGAAGCCAATCAAAAGCAAATTGAACAACTTACAGAAACTGTTACTACGGTAGCAAAAGGCTTTTCTACTTCCCGCAAGGAGTCGGATGCCAAAGAGTTGTTCAAAGGTTCCGGATTGCCTGAAAAATGGTTTGGCCGTTTGAATTTTGACGACGAGAATACTCCCATCCCCGACCAGATTAAGTCTCTTCAGGAAGAGTTGGCCGAAATCAAGCAAATTTCTGTTAATGAACTTGTAGAACAGGGAAGCTACAAACCATTCAATCAACAGCCGAAAGACCGCAGCGAAAAGGAGTGGGTGTATATCATGAATAAAGAAGAAGGCGCCGGTGAATCAAGTGGTGTCGCTAGCCTCGGAATTGAGTAATAACTAAATTTTATTGTACCATGTTTTTAAGAAAAGAAAGAGAATTTCAGTACCATCCCGCCATCATTAAGATGTTGGAGGATGTTGTCGGTGGCGGCACTATTGCTCGTACTGACTTGAGAAAGGCCTCGTTTGACGGCCAGCCTTTGGATGAACTTCCACCTTATTGCATTGCAGGACGCGATGAAAACGGTGGATGGCATGTCATCAAGACAGCTAAGGTTACAGAAGCTGTAGAGGCAGCCGGAAAAGTCGTTAAGGTAGCTAAGAGTCATCTATTTGCAGTCGGTGACTTTGTAACTGCCGGTGGCGCATTTACCGGTGCGTCGGATAAGATTACCTCTATTGACAAGAGTAACGCAGCCTATGACTCAATCACCTTGGAGGCCACCATCGGAGCCATTGCAAAAGATGCGGTATTGGTTGCTGTAAAAGCGAAAGCTGCTGCCGGAGCTGCCGCTCCCACTGTTGATACATCTGAGGTCGCAATTACTATGGCTAAGGTTGATTTGACTGTAGCTAACCAGTCCTGCGGCTTGATGGTAAGAGGTACTATTGAGGAAAAGAACATGCCGTTTCCTCTCGATGCAGAATTGAAGAAGCTCATGCCCCTTATCCGTTTTGTATAATCAATTAATTCATAAAGCATTATGGAAAAAAGCTTAATCAAGCAAATTAACAAGAAAAACATGGCGGCACGTCTTAATTCCCGTCATGTAAAGCCAATGTATTATCCGAACTTCTTCGGTGTGAAGAGAGTTTCTACTCTAAAGTGGGAGACATTGGTAGGTGAAAAGGGAGCTCCGGTTATTGCCGACGTTATCTCTTTCGACGCATCTGCACCGGAAAAGACGCGTGAGGTAATCAGCAAGATGTCGGGCGATATTCCTAAGACCGCAATCAAGCGCTCAATGAAGGAAAGTGAATATCAAGAGTACAAACAGTTGCAACGTGATGCCCAAGGGGATGCTGACCTACTGGAATTGTTGAATCTTGGATTTAAAGATACCGACTTTGTGTATAACGGCGTTCGAGGACGTATGGAATGGGCCTGTATGCAGATGATGTCACGTGGTGGTATCAATCTGTCGTCATCAAACAATAACGGCATTGTGACGACTGAATTTGTTGGCGTAGGTATGCCTGCTGCCAATAAGAAGGTTTCGACTGTTGACTGGGCGACAGTTGCTACTGCTGACGGTCTCCAAGATATTGAAGATACACTGGCTGCAGCTGCCAAAGATGGTGTATCTCTTCGCTATGTCATCATGCTCAGCACCGATTTCTCTTTGTTGAAGAAACAGAAATCAACCATTGATAAAATCAAAGGCTGGATTAACCAAACCTCTAAGATGGTCATCACTAAAAAGGTGATTAATGAATACCTTGCAGAGCAGGAAAATCCGTGCCAGATTATCACTATCAATCCCGCTCTCCGTATCGAGGACAAGAATCATAAACGTACCACTATTTGCCCGTGGGTTCGCAAACGTATCTGTTTCCTGGAGGACCTTCGTACAGGGGACATCCAGCATGGACCGATTGCAGCAGAAGACTCCGAGAGCTTGAGAAAGAAAGCCTTGATGGTAAAGAAAGAGTTTATTCTTATCACCAAGTGGTCAACTGAAGAACCGTTCAAAGAATGGACCAAAGGAGAAGCTAACGCATGGCCCGTAGTCAATGACCCGGATGCGATGTACATCCTGAAGGCCGATGGTAAAGCATGGGCCTCCGATGAAGCAACGGAAGGAACCGACAACATTCCGGCTAAGTTCTTGGGTCAGGAAGTCGAGAAAGAAAACTTGGAAGCAGAAGACGAAGAGTAAACAGTTATGGCAACTATCAGAGATACAATACTGGAATATCCCTCTGTTGGGGATATGGAAGGATTCTTAGACAAGATAGTCTTTATGAAACGAGGTATCAATCCCGAAGAGGAATGTACTACTGAAAGCATGAAGCTGGTCGGTCTTTGTGTCGCTGATATGTATGCCATGATGGTGACCTCCCAGGACTTCACGGAAAACAAACTGTCTGTCTCTCACCCCCGCTCTTGGTATATACAAGTTGCCAAGCAACTGTATATTGAGAACGGGGAACCGGAGAAGGCTGCCAAGATAGGTAAACGTATCATCATCAAAGGAAGTGCAGGTAACAGATGGTAAAACGACATCCACATACTGCAATAGTAACCTACGAAACTGACGGGAAGCTAGTAGACGGTGAATGGAAGAAAGGAGAACCTGGTACCTTGTCTATCATTGGTCGCTATGACCCTGTTAGTGATGGTCGTATAATCAAGAAAACAAATAGTCTTGGTGATGAAAAACAAGTGCATGGATATTTCTATACGAAGGCGCGGCCGGATATAGACATCCAGTATCAATGTTTGCGGGTTCCTGCATTAGGTATCAATGTCAACATTATCTGTTGGGAACCGTATCAATCACATTCAGTTATTTGCGTATGAAGTCAGGTATGACACCCCTATTCTCCGGAGATGATGTAGAACGTTGGTTCGATCATTTTCAGAATCGGGCGGAAGAGAAAATTCTAAAGTTACTGATGGCTGGAGGTGAAAAATTTGTTGCGATTGCCCGTAAAAACGGTTCATACAAAGACCAGACTGGCAATCTTCGATCTTCCATTGGCTATGTGATAGCTAAAGATGGTGAAATCATTATCGGTAATTTCAAGGAAAGCAATAAAGGTAGTGACAAGGTTACCGGGAAAGAGAAAGGGTATCAAGTGGCTGAAGACATCTCGTTGTCTTTCTCTGGTGGATATATCTTGGTTGGTGTCGCCGGTATGGATTACGCTGCTGCTGTTGAAGCCAAAGGATATGAAGTGGTAACAGGAGCTAATGTTCAATGTAATGAATATCTAAAAAAAGCTTTGCGTTCAGTATTTAAAAAGATGTAATTATATGGATGAATTCGATGCTGTTGATATTGTTTATAATGCTGTCAATGCTGCCAATATCGGTATTGTCATATACAAGGATAAGTCAGAAACCGGTGTCGATGGTGAACACGTTGTCATCAACCACTTACAACTGAATGAACTTGATCTGGTCAATAAGGTACCGGTTAACATAAACATCTTTATTCCACTGGAAGGCAACGGAATGAATCCTCGTCAGCGAATGAAGGAAGTCAAGAGAAAAGTTAGAGCTTCGCTTGATTCCATTAATAGCAACGATGGAAATTGTAAAGAAGTAACAGTCCTGTGGAGTGTCCCGATGCCGGACCTGAAAGAGGGCTTTGCATGTACAAATATTAGATTAGAAATTTTAATAGACCAATAATTATGGCAAATAAATCTCAAAGACCTATCGCTATGGGCGTAGGAGCAATAAGAATTGCAGAAGTAGGCGACGGAGTTCCGGGAACTGAGTTTAAAGAACTGCCTTTGCCAACCAAAAGTAGTGTAGCTTTCAACTTCGCGGATCCTAAGGAGGTGAAGATTGAAACAGAAGGGAGTGAGGAACCTTTCTATGTTGAGTTGGTAAAAGATACCACAGATTATATTGAGTTCTCAATCCCAACACCCAGTAACGAAGTACTGGCATTGTTGGCCGGTGGTACGATCGATAGCGGAACCGAGGCCTCCCCAAAGGATGTCTGGGAAAAACCGACTGAGACGCCGGCTATCAATAAGACGTTCCAGTGTGAAACTTTGCCGAAGAAAGGTAAGAAAGTAATCTATACCGTTGTTAACGGGAAGATAGCTTCCAAACTTTCTCAGGCACCTGGTGCTGAGCAGGCAGAGTTGCTGCTTGTACGCGTATATTTGCAAGCTGCAGAGACGGCGGAAGGGGAAAAGAAACCTGCCTTCATGCGTGAGGTGATTGCAGCGTAAATTCCGGTATCGTTATGGAATTGTCCCCCATTGTTATACTTTGGGGGATTTTTAATAATTACAGATATGAGTGTAGATCGTTTTTTAAAGCTAGAAGCTGAAACGGTAACCGAAATGCCGGTTAAGATACCGTTTGAATTCAAAAATAAGGAATCCATTCCTCAGGGAAAGAATCCGGGGGATTGCATTGTCATCCGACCAATAACAGTCCGGACCTGGTTCCGGATACGCCCCCTACTCTTACAGATAGATAAAGAGGACTTAAAACGCATGATAGTAAAGCCCGGAGAATTATCGGATGATTTTTTGCAACTCATGGACAAGTATGGGGAATTGCTTTTAAATATAGTTTGCCTGGGCATACATAATAAGCCTAGCGAACCGCCAGAATGGTTTCGTGAAGCACTCACGGATAACTCCACTTGGGAGGATGTAAGGATCTTGCTTAATGCAGTCTTGTATCGGATAGGATACTTCCCTTTTTGCACATCTATCACGATTCTTCAGAACGTGAGCCCGATCGGAGAAGCGGAGATAATAGCCGCTCAGAAGAATCTACAAAGTTGGCGGGATATAGCCAGGCAAGGTTCTTAGTTATTGTGCGCGAAGCCTTAGGACTAACATATAGCCAGGCATTGGAAAGCAGCTACTCTTTGATAGAGGCTATGATGCAGGAATATGCAATAATCATGAGAGAACGAAGCCTGACTTCGGATGAGGATGGAGTTGAAGGTGTAGATTACGAATGGGTTGAACTGCCGTCATTTGATAATCCGGGAGAAACTATTCGAATGAAACGATATTATGATATAAATAGTAAGGTAAAAGGATAAGTAATTTATATATTAACATGAAACAATTGAAATTTTCATGCGATTTTGATTTAGAGTTTTTTGTTAATTGTCCCTGTGTCTGTGAAGATGTAGGGGCTTTTGCATATAAAATGGGTACAAAAGCAACATAAAATCAATATAAAATGTTATCTTTGCAATAGATATAAAAAAGGAGGTGTATTATGGCCGAAATAGCATTCGAAAAGAAAAAAAGACAAACCTCAGCAACCGTTCGAGAATGGCAACGTAAGAAAAGAGAACGTGTTCGTAGAGAAAAATATATATCTAGAGAAATAACTCTTTTAGAAGAAAGACCTGTTTTTAGGGATCATGAACCACTTACTCGTGAGGAACGTAGAGCTAAGGTGATAAAGAAAATAACATCTTCAAAAGAAGAGGCTAAGAAGTTTCTGATTGAAGTTGGAATCTTGGATAAGAATGGCAAGCCTTCTAAGATTTATTATCCATGAATCAAACGATTTATTCCAGACGTCCAGGATTAGTGATAGGTTTTCATGGCTGTGATAAATCTGTTGCAGAGAAAGTGTTGTCCGGTAAGGATATGCTTACAGCAAGTATCAATGATTATGATTGGTTGGGACACGGAATTTACTTTTGGGAGAATAATGAAACCCGTGCCTTGCAATATGCGCAGGAGATGATGAAACGCAAAAATTCTTCTGTAATAACCCCTGCCGTTATCGGTGCTATTATTGATTTGGGGCATTGTATGGATTTGATGGACTCTATGTATTTACAGGAACTAAAAGATTCTTATGAAATACTTGTAGCTTCGACACATGAAAGTGAGGAGAAGTTACCTCAAAATACCAACATTGGCAACTCTGTTGACAAACTGATGCGTCATTTAGATTGTGCTGTGATAGAGACATCTCATAAAATAAATAAACGTGCTGGATACCCTGCTTATGATTCTGTACGCGGTGTATTTTGGGAAGGAAAAGAACTTTATCCCGGTGCTGGTTTTACAGAAAAGAATCATATACAGATATGTGTATGTAATCCGAATTGTATCAAAGGATTCTTCCTGCCTCGTGACATGGATCCTCACTATCCTAACCCATAATATGCACAGCCTCGTAATTACAGCGAGGCTTTTTTATTGCATTACATCAGCCAGTTTTTTATTGAGCAATACATTATCCTTTTGTAAGTTCTCAACCAGGCGTTTTTGGTAGGCTATCATTCCTTCCACTTGCCCTACTCTCCTACCTTTCTGGTAAGCATCCTTTAAATCTTCTTCCGTATAGCTACTTTTCTTCGCTTCTGCGGCGTTTTCTTCCCTCGTTGGCATAACTGTATCATTTAAACATAAAAAAGGCTATCAGTTTCCCTATTCGCGCCAACGAGGAACATTTACTCTGATTCATAGAACGAGAAATGTGCGGGACTTGATAGCCTAAATGCTTTCAGTCTCGCTCTAAAAATCAAAATAAACAGTTCCTCGTTGGCAATTGGAACGGCGCAAAGATAATCAAAATTACAATACCCATCCTCTTTTATATTTTAAGAATAAACGATATGGGTATTCAGAATAAAGATGGTGCATTGTATTTTGCTACGGGAGTGGATAATACTGGGTTATACTCCGGGCGCCGGGAAGCAATAGGAATTATCAAGGCGATGGCTGGTGAAATCACATCTTTCGACGTCTTCGGAGGTATTGGTATTAGTGCAGGTATTGCTTTCGCACAGGCGGCCAAAGGAGCTTACGATTTCGAGAAGCAGTTTCAGCAGAGCATGAAAGAAGTAGCCACTCTTTCCAGTGGGATAAAAGGAAGCCTTACTGATTTTATGAATCAGGTTATAGATGTTACCCGGGAGGTTCCAGTACTGGCCAATAATGCGGCAAAAGCTCTATATCAAATTGTATCTGCTGGTCATGATGGTGCTGACGGTATGAAGATACTTGAAGCCGCTGCGAAAGCAGCTATTGGTGGCGTTACCGAAACAGCAATATCTGCAGATGCTATTACTACGATTCTTAATGCATATAAGATGGATGCTTCTAAGGCTCAGGAGGTGTCGGATCAGCTGTTTACTACTGTCCGTTTGGGTAAAACAGACTTTGGACAACTGGGCACAAGCATAGCGCAAGCAGCTCCCATTGCAGCATCATTCGGAATTGATATACGAGAAATCTTAGCAGCAGTTGCTTCTATTACCAAACAAGGAGTTCCTACTGCTGAAGCAATGACAAAGATACGAGCTGCCATTTTAGGAACAGCTAATCAGTTGGGAGATGCCGCATTCAAAGGACGTACTTTCCAAGAGGCATTACAACTTATTTATGATAAAGCTGGTGGAAGTACAATGAAAATGAAAGAGCTTCTTGGCACTGATGAAGCTCTACAAGCTGCATTAATGGTTACGGGACAAAATGCTCAATCTGCAGCTAAAGACCTGGAAGAAGTAGGCAATTCTGCCGGTGCTGCTGAAGCTGCATTCAAAGAAATGGCTTCTTCGGCTCAGAATCAAGTGCAGTTGCTCCAGAATAATATCGTGGCTGCACTCCGGCCTATGGGCGAAACCATACTGAAAGAGATTTCAGAAATAGCATCTTCTTTTAATGAAGCATTTAACAACGGTGATGTTCAGGCATCAATGAAGACTTTGGGTTCGCTGATTGTGACAGTCACCAGTGCGTTTGTTGGATATAAAGGAAGCATATTGGCAGTAAGTACAGCAAAACAAGCTTATGCGGCAGTAACATCTATCATTAATAAACAACGTACGATTGAAATCGGGAAATTGACACTTTCACAAGGCTTTTATGACGCTGAGTCTGCTGCTGTAGTAAAAAATACATCTTCTCGTATTCTATTGACAAAGGCTCTAAAGGCGCAGTTCATCGCCCAGTTAAAGAGCGCATCTACTATGCTGACCAATCCTTACGTTTTGGCTGCTGCAGCAGCTGCAGCTCTTGGCTATGCTGTTTACCAAGTTGCCACTGCGGAAACAGCGGCTGAAAAAGCTACTAGAAAGTATAATGAAGAGCAAAAACGTTTCCTGGAAACTCTTGATGATCGAAAACAAAAGATAGAAGACTTACTCCGTACTATACAGGACGAAACAGAAACGGAGTATGCAAAAATTAAAGCATACGAAGAATTGCAAAAGTTATCCCCTGCCCTCACCGATGCATACAAACGCGAAGAACTTGCTATTTTGGGGACAGCCGAAGCTCAAAAGATACTCAATAAAGAACGGGATAATACTAGTTATGAGCATATTATTTCACAAGTTGCAAAATACAAGGAGGCTATTGAACAATACAAGAAGACAATTCGTGATTTGTCAAAACAATCTAATTCAGGTATCGCTACGATTACATATTCGAGAGAATTAAGAGAAGCAGAGGAGAGTTTGAGGATATGGCAGAAGTCTCTTGATGAACATAATCGTATAAAGAAAGAGGCAGAAGAAAATGCTAAGCCTGTAAAAGTAAAGCTATTTGAGGCCCAAACAGACCTAAATCAAATACAAGAAGAGTTTGATAAAGCCAAGAAAAAGCTTGATGAAGAACAAGCTAAATTGAAAGAGAATCCATTCTATGTTATTCCCTTCCATATTCAAATAGAAGTCGATAATCTCGATAGTAAACTCAAAAAGACGAAAGACCTTATTGTGACGCTATTGGAGGGTGGTGAAGCTGAGTCTAAAGCTGAGCCTAAGAATTATGATTTCTGGGATAAGCAGAAAAAAGAAGCAGATAAAGCGCTGAAATCCATCGACTCCTCGCAGAAAAAGCTAATGGATGCCGGAAAATTTGACGGTATAGATACAAGCGTAGTAGAAAGTTACAAAAAGAACAGTAAACTGTTGAAAGAAGCAGAAAAGGAACTAGGCGTTTATGGCTCCAAGCAGGGGGATAAAGCTGAAAAACTACGACAGGAAACAGAGAAGTACAAGCAACTTCTTGATAAAAACAAACGCGACCAGGCCCGTGCAGAGGTGGATGCGCAGAATGCTGTAAGTCAAAGCGTAATTGATGCAATGGAAAACGGTTCTGCTAAAACCATCGCCCAAAGAGAGCTCAATCACAAAAAAGAGATTGAGGCCATACACCGTGAGGCTGAGGAACGGAAACAGTTACTTATTGACACTGCAAGGGCTGAATTTGAAGCCAATCCGGCCAATGCGAAGAAGAGTTTTAATATCAATGATTTCCTTAAGGATAAATCTGTTCAGGGAAAGTTCAGTCAAATAGATGAACAGGCTGACAGAAAGGAAAGATCAAGCAACATTATGTATAACCGTGGCGATGATTTCAGTAGCCTGCTTGATGAATACCAGGATTATACAGACAAACGTCTTGCTATTGAAAAGAAGTACAATGACGATATCATGGTTTTGCGGAAGCAGCGAGAACAAGCAGAAAAGGACGGTAATACTTCTCAGGTGGAACAGATTGACCGGTCCATAGCACAAGCCACTAAAGAGAAAGGAAAATCTTTGATGGGATTGGACTATGATAAGTTGAAGGAATCCCCAGAATATGTTCGTGCCTTTGAGAATCTGAAAGAGACATCTTCGGAAACTTTGAACTCGTTACTTACTCAGTTGGAAAGTGCCAAGCAAACTGCCGCAGAAGTTCTATCTCCCGATCAGCTACGGGAATATACTACCACCATTCAGGATATCATGAATGAATTGGATGAACGTAATCCGTTCCAAGCGCTCGCAGATCGTAAACAAGAATTGGCTGAAGCCGAGGCAGAGCTAGCTGAAGCTAAAAAGAATCTCGATACAGTAAATTCAGGTGGTAAAGTTCTTACCGGCACTTCACTCAATAAAGACACCGGAAAAATAGAGAAGACCTATCTAACCTCTGCTGAAGCACTTGAGAAGTATAATAAGGCAAAAGATAAAACTGTAAAGGCTGATGCCAAGGTCCAGACCGCTGAAAGAAAGGTAGATGATGTGATGGGGGAATTGTTTGACTCCATTAAAAATTTAGGTTCAGCCATAGGTGGAGAAGCCGGGGAGATTATCGGGGTTATTGGTGATATAGGACAATTTGCCTTGATGGCAATGCATGGAGTTGAGTCTGCTTCCAAAACTGCGAGTACCGCCATTCAGACTGTCGAGAAAGCTTCTGTTATTCTTGCAATTATCAGTGCTGCCATTCAGATTGCAACAAAAATAGCGAGTCTATTCAATAGTACGGATTATATGGCTGAGTTTCGCAAAGAAATGGCCAAACTGAATTACGAATTGGAATTAGCTAAACTAAATGCAGAGATATCCACCGATAAGAATAGCATTTTCGGTGATGATCTGTGGGGGAACGCTGTCAAGAATGTAAATCTCGCTCAAGAAGCTCTGGAAAAGTACAATGGAACGTTGGACAGAATAAGTAATCGCAAGAAATATACTGGTCTGACAGCATTGATGGCAGAAGTCAATGGTATCAAGAACTCTTATGATTCTTTGGGGGATTCTATTGCGAATATGCAGGTGAAGGTACAGCATAAAACATGGTTTCGATCCGCTAAATATTCATCCCTGAAAGATGCCGTGCCGGAATTGTTCAATGCAGACGGTACTGTCAACCAAGATGCTTTGGAGAAATTCATCGGTTCCGATACTTTCAAGAAATTGAGTGAGGAAAACCAAAAGTATCTTCAAGAAATGTCTGACTACTGGAAAGCTTACGAGGAAGCTGTTGATCAGGTAAAAGATTATCTTACAGATATCTTTGGTGATCTTGGTAATACTATGAGTGATGCACTTGTCGATGCTTTTAAGAATGGAACTGACGCAGCCAAAGCATTTACCGATTCTGTCTCTGATATGTTAGAGACATTGGCAAAGCAGATGATTTACTCCGTTACATTGGCGCCATTGATAGAACAGGCACAAGAACAAATGCTTAGTGTCATGAAAAACGGTGACTTGAGCGATGAACAGAAATTTAATAACTATATATCAATACTTGATGGGCTGACAAGTGGAGTCCTTGGACAACAGGATGCATATAATGCTCTTTTAAAAAAATATCAAGAAATGGCCTCCAATCAGGGGCTTGATATCTTCAAGCCAGACGACGAATCAGAAGAAAAGGGAGTTTCAGGAAAACTGGAAGCTGCCATGACTGAAGGTACTGCCAGTGAATTAGTCGGTCTATGGAATATGACAGCTATGGATATTCGCAGTCTTCTCACTCTAAGCTCAGACCACTTCTCCGAGTGTAAACGGTCGTGGGATGTAACATATAGCATTTGGGAAGAGACTCAAAAGATTGCCTCCAATACCGAAAGGACAGCTGACAATACAGATACGCTGATTGAAAAAGTAGAAAAAGGGTTGGAGAGTGTAAAGAGTGAATTATTTGAAATAAAGAAGAATACAAAAAGCAATAATAGCAGCAGAGGATAATATGAACTATAAATTGGACAATATAGATATACGCACGTATGGGGCTATTCCTTACGTTCAACACTCAAAAGAGTGCATGGCACTTACTGGCGTGTTTGACTTGCCTAAACGTAAGGGAACAACGGAATATAACTGGGAATCCAGTATTGAACCGTATGTTGATGCTGAAGACATTGAGTTGGACGGTAGAACCCTTACCTTGTCGCTTTGCATTAAAGCCGCCGATTATAAAAGTAAACTTGCAGTTCTGAAAGCAGCCTGTGTTTCCTGCAGGAAGTTAGGAACCGAGTTCGGAGAGTTTGATGTTATTCTCAAAGATGACGTATCAGTCGAAGAATACATCACGCTCAATATGTGTATTGTGAAGATTAAGTTCTGGCAGCAGCACTATCTCCCTACAGGAGTAACGATATTGCCTACTGGCGGCACATCTTATACGCTAGATGGGTACAATCTACAACGCGACTTCGGCGTGTTGATTTCATCCCGTAGCGGGCTAGAGGATATTGGTAAACGGATTGAAGTGTCAACTACTAAGCTATATACTCAAACCTTATATCGGGAGGCCCGGGACGTTACTTTCAAATGTGTTATGAAAGGTCGAAATCTTTCTGAATTATACGAAAGTATGTCACAATTCCATGCTGTGTGCATTGCTCCCGGGATGCATGAACTTTGTTTGAGAGAGAATGAATTGGCCTGTTTATATTTTAAAAATGGAATAGCAGTGACTGCACGAACTGAACGGTTACTGGAGTTTAGTTTAAAATGTAGGATTATAGAATGATTGATACTTTAGAAATTTATCGAATAGTTTCCGGACGCCCTAGTGTTGTAACTAGTATTGCAAGCGATGATTCATCCCTGACTAATGCTATTATGGGAAAGAATGAAATTGCAGTGTCGCTGGTTAGTGATTTCATTCCTGATATAGTAGAGGGGGATTATATTATCTGGGAAGGTATAAAGTATCGCATGAACAGGGAACCAGAATTCGTAGACAAGAGTATTCAGCACGATACTACCTTTGTTTTTGAGGCTCCGGAATACACTCTCATTGATAAAATACTGACGAATAAAATAACCGGCAGTACAAAAGTCACTTTGTTGGGCAAACTGCGGGATTGGGTTGATCTCTTGGTGTGGAATGTTAATATTACAGCCGATAATCCGCTCGGAGTAGATACTGGCTGGCTGGTTGGTTCTGTTCCTGATACTGACTATATGACATTGACATTCGATGGCATAGATTGCCGTACCTTATTATCGGAATTAGCTTCTGCCTATAATCTTGAGTATTATGTAGATAATCAAACGATAAATTATGTTTCCCGTATAGAGAACGAACGAGGTTTGTCTTTTACCCAAGGGCGTGGTAATGGTTTGTATGAAATACAACAAAGCAATATAGATAGTGGGGACATTACTACGCGCGTATATCCTGTAGGTGGCACAGAAAATATTATTCCAGGAGAAGGTGATACTGAAGGACGCTTGATTCTCCCGGAAAAATATATTGAGAATTTTAGCGAGACTAATCGAGTAGTTGAAAAGAAAGTTGTATTTGAAGAGATTCATCCTACATTTACCGGAAAGGTAGAAAACCCTACCGGAGAAAATAATCGGGAATTCGTTTGTTCAACAATAGACTTTGATATAGCTGAACTTGCTTTCAATGATGAAGCCCGAATTAATTTTCTGACAGGTGATTTTATGGGCAAATCGTTTGAATTCAAATGGAATAATGATGAAAAAAAGATTACCCTGCTCTATCAGGAAGATATTTTGGCTGCGATTGATCCGGAAACTCAAACACGGCCTACAATACCATCAGAATTGAAATATCTGCATGGTGGAGAAGAATTCAATTTTACTGGTATCCGCCTCGGAGAAGCATATAAGAATGCAGCTGTTACGACATTGCGTGAGAAAGCTACAGACTGGTTGAATTTTCACTCTAAGAAAAGAGTGAAGTTTACTTTATCAGTGGATTACCGCTATATGCGTGAAAAAGGTGATTTAAAGCCTGGTGACCTTATAACGATCAATATTCCAGAGAGGAATATAAGTAAATTGATTCGTATAACATCTACAGAAAAGAATCTTAAGACAGATGAGATTACTTGTGTCGTTTCTAATTATCTAACAGAAAAATGGGAAGATAAAATAGAGGGAAAAATTACTTCTATGCAAGCTATAATTAACGGTGGTGGTAATGGTGGAAACGTAACAATACTGGAGAAGTATGATGATAGAATCCCTTCTGACAAAAATGTATTTTCTTCGCTTCGTACTATTTCGGAAATAGCAGATAATAATGAAGATTTAAAGAACATTTTTTTATCTAAGGTGAATCCAGACAAGGCTGTCGGTCACATCACCCTGTCCAATGGAACTACCGTTGAAAATGGGCTGATTGTCCGGTTGCCTAAACAAAATACTGCGGCTGCAATGATGAGCTGTCTGTTGGAAGAAGATATCGACACGCTTGTAGAAGAGGATGAGGATGCTGTGATGGAGATTACTCCGGCAGAAGCAACGGATTTATCATTCGGTGGTCTTAGTAATGTGAACCCTTCTGTCGATAATGCTCCGGTTGGCTCTCTTCCGGTTAGAGGTGCAAACGAATGGAGTTATGTAGCTCCGATATCGTTCACTGGGAGTATAGATGCGGATAACATGTTGGTTCCTGTCTATGATAGAAGAACTCAGACGATGGTGTTTATCCCGATCTCTGTAATCCGAGGTGGTGAACCTCCAATTTTAAATGGATTCCCTTACTCTTTCCCATTAGTTTTAAGTTGATTTTAAATATATAATGATATGGCAAATTTGAATATACCTACTAAAAATAATGGCGATACATTATCGGCGAGTGAATTCAACCAGATTGTGGATGCAGTCAACGGTAAGGTAGATGCAGTTTCCGGCAAGGGGCTTTCTACGAATGATTACACAATGGAAGATAAATCTACTTTAACAGGAATGAATGCAAAAATTATATCCTTGGAAAATCGTGTGGATGTGTTATCAGGTAGTGTTATCAGTCTTGATGAGCATGAGGCCGGTGTTTTACGTTATGGCGGTAAGGAATACACAGTCTATGAACTAACTGCTGAAATAGGCGGATTGCCGGTTTCTTCCGGTGCCTCAACTACCGTAGTGCTATCCTCATATCCATGTGGTGATAATCTGTATTTGTCCGCGCAGTGTATTTCCGTCGCAATAGGCAACGTTTTCCTGCCCTCTGTCTATGAGGTCAAGAAAGTATATGTTGACAATTATCAAAACACAGCAGCCGAGATTGTTTGCAAAGAGGCTGTAACCGGTACTCCGAAAGTATTGCTTACTATCCGGTACGTGAAAGGATTATTATCTTTTGATATTCTTCAAATACGGATTCCATTATCTGACCTTACATCCGGTGCCGATGGCGTTTCTGCCTCTGTCCCCGTTTGCAAATATGATAAGGCTTTCGCTCTGTCATTTGTCGGCGACGACAGCTTGTTGGGCATCTATCAACGAGCATTTAATTATATTTTTGCCCGCTGGGTAGACGATAATCCTACCAAGCATGATACGGAGCCTAATACTACTGGTATAACCCCCACACGAAAATTGGTCTATACCGATGGCGCGGGTAATGATATACCGTTCCGACTCGGAACGAATTGGATGGACAGTAAGCCTGGCAGCAACTACCATACAGATGGTAACATCCACCTGCCATACATGTGGTGGAGTGAGGGGAAACGTTTTTACGACTATTTCAATGCGATACTGAATCACGGCGGCGGTAATTCGGATGACCCTTTGGGTTCTATTACGAAAAATCAGCAGGAAATAACTACCAATATGGGTATGACGCCATTTGTGCTTGGCGTTCCCGGCGGTACAACCGGATATCCCGAAGCTGCCGAATCTCTGGAATACATTTACATGATGGAGTCTTCGAGTTTCAAAGGTTCTACCGAATTGTATCCTAAGCTATCGGATATAGCTGGAAACGTGCTGAAGAAACGGTTTGGTCGAATCTGCATAGATACATATTCCCTCGATCAGATAAAATCTATACTGGGGCAGTATGCCCGGGATTACCGATGGATAAATCTGTTTTGCCATAATATTAAAAACGGCCAGTCTACCGTTACCGGACAACTCAACGCCGATGTCTGTTTCTCTTTCCTGGACTATGTATACGATACCTACGGGAAAGGGGGTGATGACAGTGTTTGGTTTGGTTCTGATACTGAAATATTCGAATACTTATTTGCTCGTTTGAATTCAGTCATAACTAAGGAGGTTGACGGCAGTGACCTTCTTATTACGGTGAAGGCTGCCAAATTACCTAATTTCTATTATAAGGAATTGTCGTTAGTCTTTTCCGGCGTTACAACGATGGTGAATGCCATCTATAGCGACAATGTACGGAATGCGTCTGCAACCTCTCAGTTGCTCAATTTGATGTATTCAGAACACGCTGTTCCATTGGCTGAAAAATACACAGCCATTTACGAGGCAAGCACTACCACCATGAATAAAAATGAAGCCTATTTTTTCGTTAATCGTTTGCGACCGGACTTGGCGGCCTCATTCATAGCACGTTTACGTGCGGATGAATCGGCGCCGGTACTTAACTCTATCTCAATAAACGGAGGTGTTACCGTGACATACTCGCAAGCGGTTACAGTAGCCTTAGCCGTTACCGGTCTGATTTCACATTATAAAATTTCTGAGAGTGCAACCATGAGCGACGTTAATTGGATTGAGAGTAGTATGACTACTATACCATTTAATCTTTCGAACGGCTATGGCACTAAACACGTCTATGTCCAGGTTAAAAACGAGTTTGGAGAATCAGAAATAAAAACCGCTTCCATTGCTTATACCGAAGCTCCTGAGAATACCTATACCGTGACGGGGCGTAGTAATAACGGTTCCTATGGTATCGTATCGCCGGCTACGCAAGAAGTTGCTGAGGGTGGTACGGCTAATCTGACTGCACAGGCTAATGACGGCTATGAGATAGAAAGCTGGGATGGTGCTACGAGCTCTACAGGGGCGGGCACAGTATCCGGTACGGCACAAGTCACGAATGTACAGGCTAATAGAACAGTAATGTGCAACTTCAGGAGTTCCGGCGGTACAGGCTCTGGTAGTAAGATTATCCTCTTCCCGACCGGCACAGGTATGGGCGTGGTCACATTGCCGAACGGCTTGAAAGCGACTTATGTGCGTACGCCCTTGGCGACATCGATAGGGGATACCCCCTTCGTTAATACCGCTGGGGAGGCCGCGGGTAGTAAGGTCACACAGGCGGCTAACCTACCGGATGGAGTGACCGATATGTCAGAGATAAGTTCTTCTAACCCTATTTTATCCGGAGATACCGGGGTGTATCCTGACACTTATATAAAATCCTTGTACGGGGTATATACTTCAGGTACATATCCTTCTGCGAGGGGCATCGTCCGGCTGAAAGATATGAAGCCGGCAGTGTACAAGGTCAAGGTCTTGTACTCGACAGGTAAGACGCTTACTGCGGTACAGATAGCCGGGATTAGTTACGAGGCGAACGGGGTAGCTGCCGTTTTGCCGGAGAGCTTTAATCCGACTAACAACAATTCGGTGTTTGTCGAGATGGATAACGTGATAGTTGGCTCTGACGGTATTCTCGATATCTATATGGGTAATACGCAGGCGTGGGCAAGGACAGGCTGGAATGCAATAGAAATAGAGGAGGTTTAGATATGGCAATATTAAGTACAGCTAAGATAGTAGGAATGCTTGCTTCAGCTAAAAAAACTGGCAGGCAGGTTGTAAATGCGGCCGGAGAATGGGTAGCAGAAGTGGTAGAAGACTTCATGTCCGGGTTCGCAGGTTGCGGGTGGAAAATCTGGGAGTATATAAAGGGCAAATGGATGCTTGAGATTGATTCGATACGGGTGCGTGAACAGTTTATCGTATTCGAAATGCTCGTGTCCAAGATGCGTGCGATAATCGGTTCTCTGGGTATATCTCAGGCATGTGGTAAGATAGCTACTGTTACGCTATCCGAGGATGGTACAGAGTATCTTATCACTCTTGAGGATGAGACCATGAGCTTTGTCGCCCATGACTTTATGCGGTGCCAAACCTATACAGGTACAAAACAGACATTCTATCACGTAGAGATATCTTCCGTTGTGGACGGCGTGATCCATGTGCCGGTATCTGAATTTGATAAGGACGCTGAAGGAATTGTGACCAATCCTCCGGAGGTTGGAAACGATATCGTCCAATTTGGAAACTCCGTGAATAAGAACCGACAGTCTGCCATCTATATCCATGCTGACGAAAGCGGACAGCCTGCTATTGACATCATGTTCGACATTGATAGTAAGGACTGGACTGGTAAGATTAAACAGCGTTTAGGCGGTAATATTCCCGGTGGAGATGGTGCCCGTGGATTTTACTGTGAAAATGGCATGATAAAGGGTACGGACACCAGCGGACATACGGTATATTGTATCCATCCCGACGGTAGTGCCGAATTCGGTGATGGCTCTGCCAAGTTCAACACGGATAGGTCAGGCCATCTTGCTGGAGGTGCAATCTCATGGGCATGGGATACCGCAAAAAACAAGTACGTCTGCACAATGGGAGATGTGATAGTCCAGTGGGATAGTCTTTCTGATATTCCGGATTGGCTAACGGATTGGGATGACAATAAAGTAAAGATAGGTAGTAACTATATGATATCTCCCAAATTGTTTACGGGAAAGAACACAGGAACTGCTGAAGCACCTGTCTTGACCGGTATTGTGCAGGGAGACAAGTGTATCACTATTGATAATGTTGAGAGGTCCGGTATTTTTGCTCTGGTTGATAATGAGGTAGTTTTTGAGCTAGATCCAGAAAGTCAGAAGTACAAATTCAATGGAGAGGTTAATGCAACAAGTGGAATCTTTAAGAATATACAATCCCCTAATGGTAAATTTAGAATAAAAGAGGATGGTTCAGTTGAATTGATGGGGAAAGTTTCAACTTCATTAGGTAATAAACGCATCGTTATTGATCCTGAAACCAATAGTCTCAAAATGTATAATCAGAATAATATGGAGGTGGGGAGTTTTAGTTTTTTAGATGAGGAATGGAATGGATCTTTGAATGCTTATCCCAGAATAAGATTAAGAACTTATCATGATGATGTTATGGTTTCTGAGATAAGTTTGAACGGTGCTAATATATCAATTTCCACTGATATAGAAGAGAATAATTATTTCTGTAATCTCGAACCTCGTTTCGGACTGGCGTTTTATAAGGATAATGTTCGAACCCAATATTATCCGGCAAATCAATAGTAGTGATTTTAAAAATCCCGTCCTACCATCACTGGCCGGGCGGGATAACGACAAAATACGATTGATTAAAAATCAATCTGTTACAAAGGTAGTATTAATAATTTTAAGTAGAGTGTGGAATGAAAGGAATAGATGAATTATTTATTGTGGCCTGGATGCTCTTTGGTATCCTATTAACACCGCTTTTCTTTATAGCTTTCGATTTGTGGGCCGGAATCAGAAAGGCCAAACAACGCCAGGAGAAGATTTCGAGTGATGGTTGGAAACGGACAGTGAATAAAGTTGCGAGGTATTATAATGCTTTACTTGCATTGGTCGTTGTTGACTGTATGCAGATGGCTGGCGTCTGGTATCTGGATAATTATTATGATTGCCATATACCGATTTTCCCGTTCATTACCTTGCTGGGAGCTTTCGGTGTAGCAGCCATAGAGGTTAAGTCTATCTATGAGAAAGCAGATGAGAAGGAACGCAAGGAGATGAAACAAGTAGCTGCATTAGCTACTGAGATAGCGAAGCACAAGGCGGACCCGTCGGAAATAGCTCAGGCAGTAGTTGAATATATGAATAAAAGTAAGGAGGAAAGGAAATGAAAACAATTGATGCAATCATCATCCATTGCTCTGCAACGAAAGCTGGGCAGGATTTACGGGCAAAAGACATTGACCGTATGCACCGGGTACGCGGTTTAAACCAGATAGGCTATAACTTTGTGATTGACCTTGACGGAACGGTGGAAAACGGCCGTCCGTTATCTATTGACGGGGCGCACTGCAACACGAAAGGCTTTTCTGAGCAGTCGTACAACAAACATAGTATCGGTGTCTGCTATATTGGTGGTCTGGATACAAACGGAAAAACTGCCGACACCCGAACCGAGGCACAGAAGGTTGCTCTCCGCAACCTGGTTGCCAAACTCTGTAAAGAGTACGATATTATTGAGCTTCTTGGTCACCGGGACACTTCGCCAGACCTTGATGGTAGCGGTGAAGTTGAGCCGGTAGAGTATATCAAGGCGTGTCCATGCTTCGATGTTAGAAGTGAGTTTTCTAACTTTCTGCGTAATGTAGTAATTAAGCTATGAAACGTTTGTTTTATATAACCATGTTTCTGATATCAGGAATATGGTTGTCTTCTTGCGGCAGCCATAAGTCTACGATGAAGCAAGAAAGCTTCATTCAAAAAGAAGATAGTACCCGGCAGGTTATTGATTTTGGTTTCACCTCTATGCAGGACATATCCAACTTCCTGCACTCCACTACCAACAAAAAAATAAACTGGAAACTGTATGATACCAGTAAGCCGAAGGACCCTGTTACTGGCAAGCATCCACTATTGGCAGAGGGAGATACAGAAGAGAATAACGAGATTGAACAGAATACCAATACCTCAGTTGCGGATAGTGCTGCATTGAAATCTGATAGTTCATCGTCTTCTTGGAGTCAGGAAAACGATAAGCGAGAAAAGGCAAGTCAAAAAGATGAGACTACGATTCCTAAACAATTTTCCGATTTAATTTGGGCTTTATTCTTCTTGGGAATATTATTACTTTTGTTCAAGTATAGATATAGATAATACCGTTAACTTTGAACTGTTTTTCTATATAGTAGGTGGCACAAATAAAACTAGAATAATTGCGACATTTTAACAAATTTCTTATCTTTGCCTAATATTTATGTTAATATGGCAAAAAAGAGCTTAGATAACAAGAAAAGTAAGGTAGATATCGTTAAAGATATAATGATATATTTTGGAGCTATTGCTGCAATATTTGGTTTTGGATATAAAGCTGGATGCTTTTATATGGAAATAAAATGTACTGAAAAGCATATTCAAGAGATTGGACTTATGCAAAGAGAAAGAGAAGACTTAAAATTACAATTAGATTTATGTAGGAACAATAATTCGACTGTAACAAGAGAAGAATTTGAAGAACTGAAAAATAATATCAATAAATATAATAAAAAGGATGAAGTTAAAAATTGAATATGGCAAATTATTTGGGATTTTGGCTATTGTCTTGACTGTAAGCCTTTCTATCTCCTTGATTGAACTTTATGATTATTCGAATTCACTTAAAAGTGAACTTTTAAATAGAGACCGTTTAATTGAAAGTTTAAATAAAAGAGATTCTACTTTACGAGAGTCTATGCAAGTGGTAGACACTATAAGAAGTGGGAAATCTGAAATTAATATTAGTGAATTAGTAAAGTATGCTAATAGTTTGAGTGACGAAAATTTACAGCTATATAAAAAGATAAATTCTTTAAATGACTCTTTAAGATATTACAAGGTATACCATGATTTAAGTCAGCAGTATTTTAATCATAAATATGTTGTTACTCCAAATGCAAGCGGAGGAAGAAATTATTCTCTTGACCCAAATGCTGTTAAGAAAAATATATTAGAAGAGTGCCAAGCAAAATATAATAAAAGCGAAAGGGAAAACATAAAGTTGAGAAACCAAATCAGCGAATATCAACAAGCTTTAAAATGGTATGGAATACAACTGAATACCAAAAAGGAGAATGAAGCTATAGTATTTCCTAGCCCTTATTATGCTCCCAAAATAGATTCCGCATTTATGTTATTAGAAGTTTATAGAGATAAGTTAAAATATAATGAAGAAAATAAATCTTGGAAAGTAGGGAATAGGGCTGTATTTACTACAAGAATATTGAGTACAGTAAAAATTGATACTATTGTTATTGTAAATCCACAAGCAACTTCTGTGAAACCAATAAAATGATTACCTTGAATATTGCGTTTTGGTTATTTAATACAATAGAAGCATGGGTGAGTGGGTATCGTCCAAGGTTGGATAGTTTGCAGATATTTCCGAGAACTGTATATCGGACGGTGACAAATGACATCTATCATACCATCACACCCAAGAAGAAACGTTGGGGAATTGGGTTGCAGGTTGGATATGGTTATCCAAATGGCTGGTATGTAGGTGTTGGGGTGGGTTATAATCTGTTTTGGTGGTGATCTTATCGAATATCTAGTATCTATGTGGAGAAATAATGAGATTATATTGCCTTAATTAAGATTATTCTCGTGATTATAGGGAGGTTGATTACATATTACTGATAAAATACGATTTGTGATTAACATATTTTTTGCAACTATTTATATTAAAATATTTATCTTTTCTTAGTTAAATTATTTATTTCGAAATATAGTCGTATCTTTGCAAAAGAAAAAGCCCCCAATCTGGCAGGATAAGGGGCTGATTTGTTCTAATAAATAAAATAAGGAGGTTTAATGAAAAAACAGGTTAAAAGCCCCTTAATTGCGGGCAAAGGTATGCAATTATTTTCAGATGAGGAAATGATGCCACGTAAAACGATGACTCAACAAGAATTTGAGGAGTACATATTGCCTTATTCGGCTGATATAGTCGATGCAATAGAAAGTGCGTATTCTGAGAGTAAAAAGTTATGTAATTCTTATCCAAGACATTATCAGAATCGAAACTTTGAGTCAAACAATTTAAATTCATTTGTACAAGGTAAAATCAGTGACATTCCTTATTTTGAGTGTGGAGAAGTGAGTGGGAATGCACGACGTTTTTATTCCAAGATTGGAGTGAATAAACTTTTCTTCAAGAAAGTGGATAAGTTTCTTCGTCCTTCTGGGTGGAATACGAAAAAGGTGCAAATGTATAATGAGCAAAAAACAACGGATGTTTCTGATACCTTTCCCATTACTTATATTGGTTATCAGGTTGATAAGTCTAATACATCAATATGTGGTATATATGCAATTCACATGGAAAATGGAAAAAAAGAATGGGTATCAAATATTGTCGATTTAGCATTTAATGCCAGTAAAGTCATTAGTGTTTTAGAATCTAACAATGATGCATCTGTTACAATAAAAAAACAGAAAAAAAGGAAAGAGTCTTTTTAAAAAATAGGCTATTATGGAGAATTTATTATGAACACTATTAATTATCGAAATATTACTTTAGCGCGTGAAAGCAGAGGTATGACTCAGTCTGGATTGTCAAAAGAAGTAAAAGGGTTGACTCAAGGAAATCTTTCCAGAATAGAAAAAGGATTATTGTCTATATCTGATTCATTGCTTGCGGAAATCTCAAAGGTGCTGGACTATCCTCTGTGTTTTTTTTATAAGGAGAGCCAGGCTAGTTCAAACGGTTCTCTATTTTATCGGAAGCGAGTAAGTATGTCTCAAAAACAATTATCTATACTCGAGGCCAAAGTTGACATTCTTAATATGGTAATAGATGAATTAATGGAGTCTGTAGATGTTCCTGAGTTGAATATCCCCCATTGCGATGTATCAGGGAGTAATACCCCATCAGTTATTGCTTTTAAATTAAGAGAATATCTTGGTATTCAGCGGGGACCATTAGAACGAATCGTTAATGTTTTAGAAAGGAATGGGGTAATAGTCATCTTTCTAGATATTGATAATGACAAGTTTGACGGAGTCACTAAGTTTACGAAAAAATCTCAACCTGTTATCTTTGTAAATGCCAACATGCCAAACGATAGGAAAAGGTTTACTATCGGACATGAATTAGGTCACTTAGTCATGCACCTTCGCGTACCTTTTGACGATGTCGAAGATCAAGAGAAAGAAAAGCAGGCAAATGAGTTTTCTGCAGAATTCAATTTACCATTTGTAGAATGTAAGCGTTCTTTATTTAATATTAGATATGGAGATTTAGGCAACCTAAAAATGTATTGGAAAATGTCTAAGGCTGCTATATTACATCGAGCTAGAGAAATTGGTTCTCTGAGCGATAATAGCTATAAATATTACATGATGACTCTAAGTAAGACTGGCCAAAGAAAAGAAGAAACAGAAAAAGTCGATATAGATCAGCCAGTGTTATTGAAGAAGATGATTGATGCTCATCTTCATGATTTAGATTATTCTGAAGAGGAATTATCAAATCTTGTTGGGTTGTCTGTTGCTGATTTTCAGAACTTGTGCACTATGTCAGATAGAAAGAATTATAGATTGAAAATTTTGTTGTAGTGGTTTATTTTCTCATGCATGAATAATTGATTTTGTTTATCACAAATAATTGCCCCGTCTATCTGATTCGGGGCTTTATTTTTAATTTTGTGTATAATTGTACGTATATTCCAATAAATTAGGTTATATTTGTTGTCAACTTAAAAAAATAATGCGATGAAAGAAGTTATTCATAAACCGCAGGAATCGCGCGTGCTTCAGCCGAAGCCGGGCAAGAACCAACCTCCCCTTGAACAGATACTGGCAACTTATTACAAACCGTTGCAGAGAACCTCTGCCGTGATTCAACGAAATGGAGGGGATATTGAATCGGGCGCGGGGGAAGGGCCTTATGGGGCTCCGAATCTCAACTCTCAAGTATATCTCGCTCCTCATATAAAAGGGTTTAAGGAGAGTATAAAACAGGGGGAACCCACAGGTAGAACGATACTTGACGGAATGTTGCTTAACCACTATATGGTTGTTCGCAACGGTACGCAGTATCAACTTCCCATCCGAGCGGTTATCGATCCTTATGGTGGTACGCGCCACGAACGAGCCCTCCGGGTTGAGCCTTTTGGTGGCAACCAGGGGTGGAATGATTATAAACGTAACATAGAAAGTGTTCTGGATCATGATGCATTGAAGATGAGCCGAAACCGGACGTTAGGACACGAGTATTTCGAGGAAGCGGGTGAGCCATTGAATGCCACTCCGACTGAAGGTGTTGATCCATATACTACTGTTGACGATGCCCATGTATCCAAAAGTGTTTATTTCAGAATTCCGAAGACTGAGAGATGGAGGGCTCAGGGCACTATTTCCATTGTCGATTCAGTAAAAGCTTTGACGTCTAAACCTAATCTGAACTTGAGGAATCCTAAATCAGATTCAGCCAAGCGAGAAATGGCAGGTACGATTGTAATCGAGACGAATGATATAAGGGGAAATTTTAATGAGATCGAACAGCAAATTAAAGATCGAATAGTAGCGGCACAAGCAGAATTCATTAAGGCATATTATCCAAAAACTACTTTCACAGAGGAAGACTTTGGTAAAGGCTCTGAAATATTGCTGATGTCGGTAAAGCTCATGGCACAGCAAGTGTTAGAAAGGAATTTATTAGAAACAATAAGATATATCCGTAAGGATGGTAGATCTCGCCAGGATCAGCAATTTGATATTATGTTACTGTTGGGAGCACATAACAAAATTTAAATTTTATAGCTCTTCGATTCCGCTCAGGTTAATGAATTATACTTATTTTGTATAAATATTTGTTTCTGAATAAAACCGATACAGTTTTAAGGGTTTATAGTGTACAGGTACCATATCCCGTCGAGAAGAAGCTAACCAAGTGGCAGTCCATGAAGATAGAGCTGGGCGGATGGGCGTTCGGGATACTCATAGCATTTCTGTTGCTGGTTGCTGGATGGATTACATATAAGAAATTAAAGAAGTCGAAGTCATGCTTATAGCGATAAGTGTGTAGGCCCTGGTAGGTGACGGCTGGGGCTTTTTTCATTGCCTTTTCCCTGCTATGATTTACTTTTGCAAAAAATACTATGGCATACATTTACGACGAAGAAAGCGTGAAATCTCTTATAAAATGGGCTGAAACCGTCCAAATCCCTCAAGAAGTAATTTTAACGAGGCAGAACATATTACTGACGCCAGTTATGTCTGGGCACGATATCAAGGCGCATTGACAGTCTGTATAGGCTAAAGGAATTTGTGGAAGGGGCGGCCAGATAGACGCTCCCTTCCTGTCTTTTATCAAAAAAGATGCCAGCTTTTGGAAAAAGCTAATACAGATACGTCCTAAGTTCCTCAATAGCCTGAGTAGCGCTCCTAGCTATGACATACTTGTTTTTGCAGTTTTCCGCTTGTCTTTGGAATTCCTTTTGCTCCTCTGACTGTTTACCGCTTTTGGACTTAAACTCGATACACAACGAAGCAAAGCCTTTCTTTGGTACAAGCAAAATAACATCGGCCACTCCCCTGGTTACTCCTTGTTTCTTAAGATTTGTTGCTTCTATTATGTTCCGGCTGCCACCGTTCGGGACTGCAAAAAGGAGCTTATTTGGAATATTAGGAAAGTAGAGAGAAACGAGCTTGAAAAACTCGATTTGCTCCCGCTCCTCTTCATTATCCTTTTTGCTCCGGGAAGGATTCTTCATTTCTGCATAGCAGTTATAGCACATGAAACCGTTATCTGTTTTGATAACCGATACTGTTTTTCTTCCACATGTGATGCACTTTTCGACCTCATTAAGTTGTTCATTAGTCATCTTTACAACCTCCTTTCTCTTTATTGTTTCTCCATTCCACAATATTAAACTCATTGGAAACTACACAACCAACTTCATGATTATAATATTCTCCATTGTTATTAATCTCAGTTTGGCACTTCTCGGCATCTTCCTGCGATGCAGGTAGATTAAAAAGTTCTTGATTAAATATTCCCCATCCAGGAACATGGACTACTCTATTAGACATGATCAGGCCAACCAAACGAAGCCGACCTTCTTTATACACAGCATAATTATTCTTGTTTACCATGTTTAAATCAATTCGTAATAATCTGGGTGGAAATCAAAGCAGACGCCACATACTACTTGAATGCCCACCCGAAATTCACCATTGTCTACATATTTTCTATCTTGAAAGATAAGAGTACCTCCGTCATGGTATTGTTGATGGCATTGTACGTTATCTTTAATTCTCACTTTTGTACCTTTGGGATACTTATATATCCCACCTTGCTTCAATATCTCACTCATTACTTATTAGTTTTGAGGGTTACTGTAATGCAATACCCATTTCTTTCCGGGCTTTATTAGCTTCTTTTTCAAACATCCTTTCGTCTTCCTCAATAACCTCATCAAGCAATTCATCCATACTTTCAGCATAGACATAGAATGGATAGAAGGAGCAGGAATTAGAACAGGACTGAAAGCTGCCATCTTCTCGAAAAGAGAACTTTTGAGGAATATTAAAACTGCATTCTGCCAAGAAACCAAACTTATCGTGGTCAAAAAGCAGTTCATTTAAAGAACCTTCATAACTGTCATATTCTCTTTTGGTAAGAGATGGCATAAACGAATGGAAATCTCCAAAATCCATGTTTTCCAAAAAGCTATCCATTTCACTACTTCCACTCATGGAAGCGATATGAAATAGACTATTAATTGTGGTCATACCTTCATTTTGAAGGATAATACCTTTTTCTCTCAATGTTTTCATTACTTAAATTATTATTCGTTAATTTCATCACAATTTCCACAACATACACAAGTCCATCCGAAAATGAGATTTCCACGTCCGTCTGTCGTGTATGGATTCACTTCATGCTCTGCAATACAACGGCATTTTTCGCAGTAAATATCCCGGATTTCATCGCTAACATCATCTATCCATTCAAACCCTGGTTCTTGTTTCATTTCTGTTCTGTTTTAAGGGTTATTTGTTACTGATTAAGTGATTTAATCGTGCCAAAATCATATCTTTCTCTATTGATATGCTATTACCGTTTTTATCGACACAATTTCTGTAAAAATCAAACACATATTCCTTGGCTTCTTGATACTTCTTTGAATCAATTAATGGTTGAATCTCTTTTTCGCAAATAGTAGCAAGTCTTTCTTCTTTTTGTTCAAGTTCAGAAGAAAGGTGTATTATTTCTTTTATTAAATCCTGTTTATTCATTACTATTTGGTTATACGTTAAACACTTTTGCGACTATTGGTCTTAGAATATCATTGTTAAATTTACATTCTTCCATCAAATCAATGCATTCTTCGTAGGTATATCCCATTGCCTTTATTACTTCTGGAAGAAGCTGCTTAGCCTCCCGTATGCTGGCAAATTCGGAGATAGCAAGCCAAGAACCACTATTAATGGATTTCTTTTCAATGCTCATTATTTCTTCATTAATCTGTTTTTCAACTTCAAATGGAACACCCCAATTTTTATTCAAATTGTATTTATCCAATGTATTTTGATTAGTATTACTCTAATTGATTAATTTAAACTCATAAGCAAACGTATATGGATTACTCTCCCATGTACCTTTACCGGAAATTTTGTCTATCAACCAAGAGAAAGCTTCTTTGGGTTGATCCGTTGAAAGAAATCCCCTATCTGGTAGGTGTGGAGTATGGTATATCTTTATCTCATTTTTATCTGTCCATGCGTGAATAATCCCTTCTTTTAAGCAATCAGTATCCGAAATATTTTGTAGGAGTTCAATACTTGCATTGGTTATTTTGATTTTATAAGGCATATATTCAGCCTTGACGAACATCTTATTTTTCCATCCAGTTCCTATACTACACTCTTCGGGAAGTCCGCGATGTAATTCATAGAAAATATGTTCATAACTCATAGATACAGCGACTATATCACCCGGTAAATATGCTGGCTTATTCCATCCAGTAAAATGTCCTGTCTTAATATTGAGCCATCCATAAGCATAGTTAAGAGGTGAATTTTCGGGGTCACTCTCGAAAACAGGGAAAACAATCTCGTAATCCAATGAAGGACGTTGTATTTTACATAACCTTCTCGTCATAGTCTTTTGACCATCTACTACAGCTTGAGTTAAGCCGTATTCATCGTTGAACATAATCTTCTTCATTTCTAAATTTATTTTACATCAATTATATTCCTATACATTCCGAGAAAAGGAATTTCTACTCCACATACCATAATGTCATATATAGAGTCTTTTTTCATCGTTCCTGCAAATTCAGGATGAGCTATAAACCCATCAAGATTAATACGGAATGTACCTCTATCGGTATAGAGTAGATAATATACTTCCGTATTAAAACCATCCTTATTTCCCGATGTCTTTTCAATCCGATCCACTTTGCCAACTTTTACTCTTATATTCTGTTTATTAGAAAAATTGACAAACCATATACATGCAATAAATACAATAATGGATAGTACTATAGTTATTCTTTTCTTCATATCTTATTTGTTATTCATTAATATTTCTCACAAATGCTTCGTAAGCTCCACAGGTGATGCAGTTGTTATCACATTCGTTTGTTCTGTGATTGCAACATTGCCGGAAGGCTTCAATAGCTTTCTGCTTCTGCCATTCAATACCTGACATATACGCACATGGAGTTTCGCCGTCAGCGAGTAGCCCGTTGCATAGTTGTATGCAGGGTTCGCCATTCTTGTTCCAACAATGACCAAAGTCATTTATCTCATCACCTTGTCCGAAGAAAGGGCAATGATATTCGGGAAATTCTTTTTTGTTCATATCCGTTCAGTTAAGAGTTTATTAATTCGGGGTTGGTTTGATTAAATCAGAAACATACGCCCATCTGATAGCATTATGGTCTTCAAAAGCTTTTCTGATATTAGATGGAGCATACCATGATGTTAAGTTTCCACTACCAACTTGCACACATATATGCTCACCTTTCTTCGGCTCCTCACTGACTTCATGCCATGGGGATTCTTTTCTCCCATTTTCGTAACCTTTCGCATATACTTTCCGTAAATAGCACTCTATTACATGAGGTTGGTTTATTCGATTAGCCAATTGGCTTACTATGTCTTTTAGCTTCATATTATTCTACTCTGTAAAAAGGTCTTGTATATGTCCACATTTATCACACTTATAGGCACCTACCCAAGCTTCACCCTCGGTAGCAATGGATTTTTCTGTTACCTCTGGTTCATAAGGTTCATCGTCTGGATCATAGAAGAAAATTCCGGTGACAAATGCAAGCCTTCCGCCGCACTTGTCGCATACTTGTTTTTTCGTATCTTCATTCATTTTTGTTCTGTATTTACTTCTTTAATTCTTCCGGAAACTCATTAAATCTCCGGCATATTTCTTCGCAAAGAGCGTTTGAACTTTCTACATCTCCAAGATGAATGTTTGCTATACACATATTCATCCCGTCTTGAATGCATAAGTCAGCATCTATCTCATCCGGACCAAACGTTCGTTGACCTCTTGCAGGAATACATAAAAGTTTCATTGTCTTAGTATCAAGCTCTCCACTTGCATACGTCCATTTTAATTGAATCTTCATATTTATTCTTGTTTTACACTATTAATATTTTTCTTTTCTCTATGCGAAGACAGTTTGGATTTTCGTCAGCGGCAAACCATACAAGATACCATTCACCGTTCGCAAATCCTTTCCACATCTTGCCTTCATATCTCCCAGTGGGAATAGTACAAGAATATTCCATCAAACCTTTAAAGGTTTGTTCACTCATAAGAGCATGAGTATTATCTATCTCTATGTACCGTCTATGCGGTTGCTTCCAACTTTTCCCTAATGGGTCAGTGATTGGGGGAATTATCTGTTCTCCGTTCATATCAGTTCAAGTATTAGTCAACTAATATCTTCTTCATAATCCGTATCAAATATCCGTGCAACCATATCAACGATATTTTCTTCTATTTCCTCTGTGGAGCCAGTAACAGCATTAGCTATATTCTTCTTGGCTTGTATGATTTTGTAGACCTTTTCATCGATTGTCTTCCGGCCGAGGAAATAGTAGCAGGTAACCGAGCTCTTTTGCCCTATACGGTGCGCGCGATCCTCACATTGACAGCAATCCGCATACGTCCAAGGGAATTCGATAAAAGCCACGTTACTAGACGCAGTGAGAGTAAGGCCAACACCGGCTGCTTTTATGGAGCAAATAATAATGTCGACTTTGGAATCATTCTGAAACCTATCTACGGCACGTTGTTTTTCGTCCGGCGAGTCTCTGCCAGTGACAGAAACGGCAGTAGGAAAATGCTTCTTCAATTCGTCAACAACATCGTGCAGAGAACAGAAAAGGATAATCTTTTGCCCATTTTCCCGGAAGTCTTTCACGAACTCGACTGCATCTCGAATCTTACCACGAGCAGATACTTGCCGCAAGATGTTGATGCGGACCATCACTTCTCCACGAAGAGCTTTTTCAATCTTTTCATCATCTGCATCCTTGTACTTCTGCAAATACATGATAAGATCGCGCTCTGCATCCATATACTCTTTGCGGTTGGTAATCTCGCAGGTATTTACCTGACGTATCTTATCGGGCAAATCAGTAAGTACAAGAGATTTCTCACGGCGGAACATGCAGTTCTTCCAAAGCATATAATTCAACTCCTTTAGATTGGATGCCTCATTCTGACCGGCACAGTACCGGTTAACAAAGTTCTTGTAACCACCAAAGTCATCAATCCTATTCAGTATTGACAGCTGGGGAACCAAATCTTTGGGTTTATTCACAACTGGGGTTCCTGTTAGTTCAATCACCCATTCTTTTCCGGAGCATATCCCCTTACAAAACTTAGCCTGCTGAGTAGAGGAGGACTTACACCGATGGCTTTCATCAATGATTACCGATTTAAAGAGTTGAATAGAATTGCGAAATTCAACATCTCGCAGCGTCCATCCTTCCGATTTCTTGATGCGTTGAACGAAGTATTTCTTCAGCGATTCATAATTGACGATAAATACCTGATGCATTCCAGTCTGATAGAAGAAAGTCCATGTGTCGCGTACTTTGTCAGTCAGCACCATTGCTTTCTTATCTGTGAATTTCTCCCATTCCCGCTGCCAATTGATCTTAAGTGAAGATGGACAGATAACGAGGCAAGGAAAGGCGCCTGCTAGATTAATCGTTGCTATGCTCTGTAAGGTCTTACCGAGACCGGGCTCATCGCAGTTCATAAAGCGCTTTAGTTCCAGCCCACGGGCTATTCCCTTCATTTGGTAAGGGTAAGGGTTAATTTTTAGCTGATGGGGAATAGCCAGTTCCGGAAGTTCAGGGATTTCATAAGCGACATCTTCTTCTACCTTTGTGCTGATACCATTTACCCAATTGACATTTTCAAACCGGCGTACTTGATAAACCATTTTTTCCAATTCTATTCTTTGGGCTGCAGGGATAAGCCACACCTTTCTATTTCCGTCATAGCGTCTGCCATTAATTTGTCGGACTCGGTCGACAATAGCCGGACGGTACCGAAACGACAGTTCAAAGTAATTTCCTTTCAGTTCTATATTCATGATTTAGAGTATTAGAGTTTGTGGGGGATTGCTCCCCCACCCTGTTTTATGCTGTTGCATCTAATTCAGTTGGAGCTTCTAATTTAGGCTTACGCCCTCTTTTCTTGGGCTTTTCTTCTTCCAAAGCAGCTTCTTCCGGAGCGTCACTTTCAAAGTCAAGTTGCTCTTGCTTAATACCCCATTTTTCCTCAAAGAGATAGCACTCAACTTCGGCATCACATGCTGCTGCATCAATTTGGAGCTCATCAGCAAATGGATAGTTTTCATCACCAAATGGGATGAAAATTTTCATATCGACTACCTTACCGGATTGCAGCAGTTTGGCTCCTATGATGGTAATACCCGGCACGCCGTCATTGCTATCATTAGCATAGCCACTGATCACATAGTTGTTGATAGTCTCTGCAAAACCGGGAGAAGTAAAACTGAGTTTTGTTACCAGTTGTGCTTCCGGTTGTTCGCATAGTACTACCAGATGCAATTTTAACCGGGAAAATGCTTCCTTCAAATCGTGATGAACGATCTGATCGCAGTTCTTTGACACAACATTTGTATAGTTTGCTTCAGTGAAGCGCTCGTTATACACAACGTTCAATCTGTCTTTCTTGATGACAGCTTTCTTAATTTCATTTTTTGCTGTTTCCATAATTAATTGATGTTTTTGGATGTTATGTTTTTCATGTCTTGAGCAACCATGAGCATGACTACCGACATGACTAGAATTACTGCAGAAGATACCAGCTCTTTAGTTGTTGGGTAAAGGCTGTCTGCCAACGATACTGCTGCCACTAATCCAATTGCAGCAGCTGTGTTGAGTACAATGCGTAATTTCTTCATTGTCTATTATTTTGCGGGACGAAACGTCCCAGTTTCATTTCTTCTTTTGCTTTGCTTATTACTGTAACACACCAGGAAAGCTGATGTGTAGCGGTCCGGTTACAGCGTTCGCACCAATCAACCAAATACCTCTCTTCCCGGCAGAGGGAATTGACTAGAGCATTAACGGCTGTAGCCGTGACTTTGGTGCTTTTTGCTGTTTCTGCAAGAGTTTTCATCGTTTCCGAATTCATGGCTTGATTCAACCAGTACTTTGCATCAGCTAGCAACTTACCGGTCCGGGCTACATATACGGCTAAATCATTGCCACGAAGTACGGCCTCTTCGGCATTCTCGCTCATCGTCATGTTGAGATAGTTATCGATATCAGTCAGTTCCTGAAGCATCTGTTCCTTTGATGTAATAAGTAAATTCATATCGTTTTCACTTAAAATATATTAGGAGAAGAGCATCCACCACCTAAAGGCCAGCTCATCGTATTTTTCCTTACCGCGTTTGTAGGTGTCGTCGTCCCGATATATGAATGCTTTGAATATTTTCAAATTATTTTTGCTGATTGCATAAATGAAATCCTGCCGACTGCCAGCGATATCCATGTACCAAGCGCGGGATCTGTCCCAGTCAAAGAAATCAATCGCTTCATTGAACTGTGCTTGTGATTCTGCGAATGTTGTCTTCAAATCACCACCAAAACCGAAGCCAGGAAGCCACCAATCCCATTTACAGCGGGTATCAAGATTGTATTCAAAATTGCCATATCGAAACACCTGGTTCTTGTTAACCATGAATCGCTGTGTATCTGATTTTGCTAGTACTTGTGCAAGGAAAGGGTCGCGGCGGGATTCTTTACGTAGAGCATTCCGCATTGCAAGACCGAGCTCAAAATCGTCTCCGGAATATACTACATCATCTACCATCCGTTTATCATAGCGAACGCGGTCATTCTCGGTAATAAGGGCATCTACCAAGGTGCCGAACTTGAAAGCCTTTTCTTTATCCCCGTACTGAGTGCGGGGATAAAGGTAGTTCTTGAGTTCTGTCAGGTCTGAGTTACTGACCTCTGTTCTATTGAAATATGAATCCGGATTAGACATGTCATTTAGCTTTTACTTCTTCGACATAGCGTACATACTTGGAATTAATTTTCTCATTATCCTTATTGGCAATCTTCTCGCAGAAGGTTATCATCCTCTTGTGTATCTTGGTCAATTCATCAATCGGCAACTGGTTTCCTTCTTTCATCCACCACATTTGATAAATCTCAAGAAAGCCTTGGGGGTGAAGGACTTCGATTTTCTCCGTGACTTTAGCCTTTACGGCTGCCGGAGCAATAGATGCTGCCGCAGCGGTGAAAAGAGTGTTCATATGGCTAGCTTGGGAGGCTGCACGTTCCTGTTCTCTTCTTTCTGCCTCTTTCTTAGCCTGCTCGGCAGCTCTTTCCTGGCGTTCTCTTTCTTCTCTTTCTCGGCGTTCTTTTTCAGCTTTTTCCGCTGCGGCCAGATTTGTTCTGCGGAGTTGGTCTTCCTCCAACAGTTCTTGTCTTTTTGACCCAAGGCGGTCAATATATGACTGGCGCAAATCTTCCATCTCAAACCTAAATTGTTCTGCGAATTGGGCATACTTTCCAATAACGACCTCTCCCTTTATAGAACTTTTAGTAGATTGGTCCAAGTAGATAGTGCTTACATCCTTAGAAAATTTATTGAAATGTTCCCGGGGGTAGTCAACCGAGAACTCGCGAATAAGCTTTGATTTCAAGTCAAAGGCATTTAGCGACAAAGTACTGAACAACTGCATAAGCTCAGAAGTCTTCTGGGTATAATATTCATCGAAATGTTCAGATAACAACCGATTCAACTCCGTTTTATAGGTAACTTTTTCATTTTCTATATTAGAACGACGTATCGCTTCTTCTTGACGCTTCTTCTCTTCCATGCGCTTCTTGGCTGCGTACTGGTCACGAGCTTGAACAATCTTCCCAGGAATAGTTGTCGAATCTTTCGGGTCGATGGCCTTTTCATCAGATGTAAATGCCGAACGGATGCGGTCGAATATCTGCGTAATTGGCGAACGGCGGGCCTGCATGTTCTTAATAGTGACAGACACCTTCTTGAGATATTCTGCAGCTTTAGCATCAAGAGCATCTGTCATCCCTTCACCTTCGATAGTATCGAGGATGCCTTGCCCTGCTTGATTACAAGCCATAATTGAGTTTTTGTTCTTACTGAGGGCTTCTGGAGCACTTTTTATTAAAGAGGTAAATTCCTCTACTTTGATTAATTCTGTTGCCATAATAATTTGATTTAGAGTTATACAATTAGAATCCAGATTCTTCGTCGGACTGAGTTACTTCAACGGATACTGGGGTAGGTTCTTCCAGTTGTCGGTCTTCGCCGAACGGTGTAGGAGCCTGTTCTTCGATTGCCGGCTGCGGTTCATTCAGTCCATCTTCTGTTACGAGACCATAGTCGATGACATCTTCTTCCTGGTCTGTGGCCATTACGGTGAATTTTCCTGTACGCACTTTGGGGTATGCGTCAAAGGCATGCTTAATCATTTTGTTCTCAAGAAAGCCGGGGTCAATGCCACCATTGTTGGAAGAATACAACTCATTGGCTTTACCTTCTACTCTCTGTCCGTTTTTGTAGTATGAATTGTTTTTGGCTGAAAACTTAGCTAGACGTTGGATATCACCTTCAAGCAGCCATTGATAATCTTCAGAGCCATCACAACGAACTATTCGAATGAATGCCCCTATTACATTGGAAGATTTACGAGGTATAGCGGCTGAATAGGTTATCTTCTTCACACCATTATCCAGACTGATAGAGAATATATCTCCTTCATAAACAATAACTGGGTTATCCGCATATCGAATTTGCCCGGCTCGCATACGCATGGTTAATTCTCCATAGCCAGTGACTGACACGCTGGCTCGTTTCTCGTAGATATCATATCCACGTTCATCTTTGTGTCCAGTCTTTACATTACGGGGAATAAGATAACAATGCGGATGGGAAGTGTTATCTAATGACAGTCCATTCACAGCCATATCGAGAAAGCAACCAAACAGCGACATCTTACTGCATTCAGCCACCGAAGGATTCTCACGAAGAACTTTTTGAAAGTTGAACACTTCCTTATGATAGATTTGTTCGCCCATTTGAGAGCCCCAAATAGCGTTGTACATCTGAATGAATTTAGATTGTACACCTTCATTTTCGACAATTTTCGTTGCTGGAAGTGCATTTAGCTCCTCCACCTTGATTTGAATTATATTACTCATAATTAAATATTTAATTGATTATTTCTATATCCGATTTATCTACTCTCACCCATACGGACTTTAAGGGTGGATTGAAAGAATTTTCCAACTCAACATCAACTAGGACTTGATTGTAACATTCCAACTTTCGAATAACCTTTCCGGTAATGATGGCATAATCTTTATGGTCTCCGCGTTCTCTAAACCATAATCCGGTGGTAATTCTTTGCCCTATCTGTATGTCCTTAGCTGTTAACATGCTTGTTGTATTAATGCATTGATGATATTAGCAGGTACCTTGTTGTGAATGTCCATCATGGCACTGGCTGTCTCCAGCTCGGACAATTTGACATAGTACTTGCCACGTTCCTTATTACTTGCCGGATAAAACTTAATCCAGCCTTTTTCGCGCCACTCGTTAATGAGGCGTTTTCTATATATCTTTTCCGCTTGAGAGATTGTTACTACCTCTTTCAGCAGACCGAGTCCTTTCAGCGTCTGTATCGTTCCTATCTTGATACTGCTGGCAATAATCATTTCGAAATATCTATCTTCCATAACTGGGCTGTTTCTGTTATAAACTCTTTAAGACGACGTAGAGCATTATTTATTTTCACTACATGAAACACACTGCATCTCTCTGCTATGCTGCCAGGTTATTACTGGATTTTATTGAAATAGATTATTATTTCTTGCATATTGGAAAAACTCCGCTAATGAATGTACACTAATACGACGGAAAGCATTCCGCTTATGTGTACGTACTGTTTCGATTGAAACACAATGTTTATCAGCAATACTATTTTCTTCCATACCCTCATAGAAAGATCTCATTATATCTAATTCTCTTTCCGATAAGGTCGAATTAAACTTCGGCTTACAGATAATACCTTCTTGTTTACACTCTCCACGCAACGGACATTCAATTTCTTCAAAGTGAAAATTTCCCATTTGATCTATATCCATCGTAGAGTCAAATTTTCCAAAATTGCATTTTAGGAAACGGCGTACAATCATAAACTCAAACAGAGGGATGTTAAAGCGTTTTTCCGCATATTCCATAGATGTAGCTTTTAATGCCTCTGGCCAAAATATTCCCATGCGAGTAAGCATTTCTGAGATAAACGAACGGTCGCCTTGCTTTAGTTGCCGCGTTCCTTGTTTATCAGTAATCATAATTTCACCTTTAGGAGTAAAATAAAATTCAATTCCAGTCATGATTATGCCTCCTTTCGCTCAGGGAATAATGTTTCAACATCAGACTGTAGTATCTCTGCTACAATTTCTTTCTCAACCAAACTTCCAGGTTGGCTATATCCCATCATCCAACAACGCACGGTATGTTTGTGACGCTTTGTGGCTTCTGCTATCATTGCAATGGTATCTTCTTTAGGAGAAGAGATAATAATAGTGCTTCTTTGCGCCTTGGGAAGGTTTCTGAAATACTCTGTGAGTGGTAATTTCTGAAGATTAGGGACAATATTATTGCCCGAACCGTTTTTTTTGCTCATATTTGTAATGTTTTAAAGATTATGTATTTTAATAATCGAAAGACACGGGGCTCTGAATCAAGTTTCCTAGGCCGGATGCAGAGCTTCCGTTTCTTCCTAAAATGGAATTAGTATGAAGAATTTTATCAAGTTATCTTCTAAATCAGGGGGCGTTTCATATATAAACACCTTATCTATTATTGCCGTAAATGCCATTAGTAACACTGTTACCCAAATCTTACTCAATGGTGACTGTTCTACTAAGAATACTGAATATAAAGTTCGAACGGTTGGTGATATGCAATACATTGATTCTAAGACAAACCTTACGAACAGTCTATTGATTGAAAAGCCGATTGAGGAGGTTGTTGCAATGATTGAGAAAGCTCAGGAGGAATGACTCCGGTATCAATATAGTGCGCCATTCGAGCGCATTCATCGGGGGGGGCAAATGTAAATGATGGCATGATGTCTATTAGCGTCTCTTTATTCGGTGATGATTGAATCTGCCGGTAAAGCTTTTCTGCATAAGCTATTGCTTCTCCATCAATGAGGTTCGAGTATCGAAGAATGCACCATTTACGTAATTCTGCATTCTTTGTTTCCACCTCACACTTTAGAATGCGCTGTTGATGTACTTTATAAAAGATAAATCCTATAATAAGGATTAGTGCTGCGATTAATAGAATTGTTGTCATATCGTTAATGTTTTAATGATTATGGTGCAAATATATGAATAATGTTTTTATATAAAAACAAAGTTGTTGTTTTGTTTGTGGTTTTAACGAATATTACATATAAACACTGTTGTTATACTATGAGTATGGAAGACAAATCTAAATTAGAAAGGCTTCAAGAAGCAATATTTTATTTGAAAGGTAAAGGAATTATATCCAAACAACAGGAAATAGTGGAAAAAATGGGATACAGTAAAAGTGCTGTTTCTCAAGCTTTAAATGGTAGGGAAAATTATTTCACGGATTCTTTTATTAAGAGCTTTAATAAGGCTTTTGATAATATTTTTAATGAAGAGTATATAATTGAGGGAGTGGGAGAATTATTAATGAAAGACGAAGCTAAAATAGATAGCAATATTCGTTTTCTGACACTTTATGATCAATTAAAAAGAGATAAGAATATTGAATCTAATTTAATCTTTTGTCAAATATACAATTTTAAAATTGAACAATTAGAACAAATCTTAAAGGGAGATAAATTTATAGAGGAGATAGATTTCATAGGTGTTTCTGATGGGTTGTTAAAATATAAAGAATGGATTTTTACAGGGAAAAATTCTCCTTTTCATACAGGAGAATTTAATCTTATTGATGATGGCAGAATAAGAGTCATTCATTTAGATAATGGTATGGTTATGATGCATAAAAATGCCTGGGAAAAAGTCCAAAAAAGCCTAATGGAATATGGAGAATATTTGGATAGCTCAAAAAACGGTACATTGGAAGTAAATAAAGAAGAGCCTTTGGCGACTTTTTCTAATAAACTGATACAGACTATGATTGAAGAAAGAAAGAGGTGTGATGAAATGAACACTGAATTAATTCGTCAAAATAAAGATTTAATAGAACTTCTAAAAAAGACTCAGAGCATTACTGCCCAGCAGGACGACAATGCCGATTATGCCGCTGCAAAATAGTGTTTGGTACAAAACAGCTATTATATAAAACGATTGATTAATATACTAATAAATAATCTAATATTATGGAAGGATTGATGACATTTACCGGTATTGTAATGATTGCATTTGGAATATTGCAGATCATTCTTTTTTTCAAAGTTTGGGGTATGACTAATAATGTGAAGCGAATTGAACGGAAACTTGATAATGATAATTTCCTATCAGAAGCATGTGTATCATATACAAAAGGTGATTTGGATAAAACAGAAAGGTTAGCTAATGAAGCGTTTTTGCAAGAGGTTGTCTTGCTTGCTAATTCATCTACATCTTACCAAAACTGGATTGTGGGCTATTTGAATTTGAAAGAGAAATATACTCGTATCTTCAAGAAGATAGATAAACCAAGTCCTGACTTTGACAAATATGAAAAGCCCGAAATGTATTTGCTCTAATAGGTTGAGGTGTAGACTTCAACGTTTTCCAATAGTGGCAGGAACGATTGAATAAACTGATGAATAAATAAACTACTAAAATTTAATATTATGAAATATTATTGTCATCAATACTCCCCTAAAGAAGGTAATAAATGTTCGAGAACTTTAAGTTTGCCGAACTATAATTCAAACATTATCTTTAGAGACAATCGAATTAATCATAAAATGCAAAAGGCTAATATAAATAGTATCTGCCAGAGAATTTCTACTATAAATCCTATTTGCACCCAATTTAAAGAAAATCACATTATAAAAAGGAGTGAGACTCCTAATATATGGGAATTTACAGCTTGTGCAATTGATAAAGGTGCTCCAAATACCTTGAATTATATTCCAAATAAAGATTCGGTAATTTATGTAAAAGAGGTGACAAGTGGGAAAATAATTACTAAAGTACAAGCTGATGAAGAAAGAATACCATGCTTACCAATAAGGATTCATGAAGTAAATCGTGCAAAGGTGCTTTCAAGAAGTGATAATCAATTATTTAAAAATGTAAACTATAAGCAAGGGCTTTCCAAGGATGAATACCCGTATGCATCTACAATGGAAGGTGGAACTGATGGATTCTGGACGTATGTCCCTGTACGTGAACAATCTGTTCAAGGCGGTAAGCTACAAGGGTTATATAGAAGGCTAATAGCGAGTGGTTCTACTGAGTTTGATGTTGTACTTGCATAAACCTATGAAGATAAAAATGATTCAACATGTTGATTGATATATAATTACAATGACAAGTTTTAAAAAGGGCATTTTGAATAGGAAGATTATTCTTTCAATGAATATGCGTTCATAAATGGTTGTTATACTGAAAGTAATTGAATAAACTGACTATTGAAATATGAAAGAGGAGAGCCAACATACAGACTTTAATGAATATGATGACACCCCGGTAACATGTCCGAGATGTGGTTCTACTCAGATACACGCTGAAAAGATTGCTTATGGCCAATTTCTCAGTAACAAGATATTGATAAGCTGTTTGAAATGTGGTCATCAATTCAGATTAAAGAAACAGCCGATACCTGATAGATTAAGCGTGCATCCTCTTGAAAGGACTAAGGGTCTTTATGTGACGTGTCCCAATTGTGAAAAGCTTTCTAGTACGGCGTGTTATGCATGTCCAAAATGTGGCCGTAAGTTTTTGCAAGAAGACTTTGACAAGGCAAGAAAGATAAAAGGAACAGGTTGTTTTACTGTCATAGTGATTGGGGTGCTGGTTGTTTCCTTATTATTTATGTAATATAAAAATAGATGGAGTCTCAAATACATAACTTCAATGATAAACGTCTATTAGTCCTATTCCGAATTGGAAAGATTCGATGTAAAGAGCGTAAGAGATTAGAAAAAATGTATTGTAACAGTTTTCAAGGATACAAGGAAGTTAAAGATTTCTTAAATGCTAACGAACTGATAAAGTATAATGGTGAGTTGGTTAATGGTGATTGGATAGAAGATAAAGAAAACCCCGTCGAAATAACGGGGCTGGGACTAAATGCAATTAAATACGGTCTATTCATCTCTGAAACGAGAAAGTAGTTTCTTGAAAAACGATACGTTAGGCTTAGGGATATCGGGCTTGTTATCAGTATTATTGGTGGTCTGCTTGGATTCATATCTTTTTTCAGATAATTGGTCGTATATGTGTTCCATATATTCTGAATTAATCTGATTTATGAAATTGCCAGAAGAACGATTGTATTTGCCGGTCTTTACATATCTAGCAAGTGCTGTAGATCTTGCAATAAGTTCAAATGGATTGTGACACCCATAAGTACCTTGCATAAGCTCTAAGGATCGAAGACGAATTTCTTCATCTGAAAGTTTCACTTTGGATTGATTAAAATGATGGTGTTTCTTAGACATGGTGTTTTCTATTAAAATATAATCGTATGGAAGAAAAAGACAAATTAATAGTATCACTCCAGCAACAGCTTCGTCGAGTACTTGGCAAATGCAGTGCGTTGGAGCAAGAAAACGCTCTTTTATCACATGAATTAGAGAGGTTAAAACAGCCTGTCAGAAGTGCTAAAAAAGAGTCGTTATTATAA